CATACTTACTTACCGAATGCCTTTGCAACTTCGTCTGGTGTTGCCACACGAATGTGTGGTCGAGTTAGCCACTGATCAGCAGCATCCTTGTCAACGATGTTGTATCCTGTATAGACTTTTCCAACTCCTGGCCATGTAACATTCTTTGTAGAATGTAGCGCAACAGTTTCTTTTGCATCCTTCTTCTTCTTTGCAGGTGCTGCCTTCTTAGGTGCACGTGGTGCTGTAGCAACCCCAATAGCGCCATCTGCAACGGCACCAATAGCCTGTGCTTCTGCTGCTGATGGTGCCAAAGAATCAGTTCCTACTACTGCTTGCTCTTCAACTGCTGGAGTTTCATCAACCTTTACTGGTTCTGGAGTTACTTCTTCGGCAACTGGTGCCTCAACAGTTTCGATAGGAGCATCATTTTGTTCTTCAATTGGATTATTATTTTCCATTTTATTCCTCCTAAATAGTATTATATCATTAAATTGATAAGGGGAGCGGGAGAACTAACTCCCACTCCCCCTAAATTTTACTGTTACAGATTATTCATCTGCTGCAGCATCAGCGAACGCAATTGCGTCTTGCTCTTCCCATTGAATACCGAAGCGAACGAAGACAGTATATTCAATAGTGTCCTTCTTTGGCTTGTATTCACGGTTTACAGTGATGTCACGCTGGAATCCCCATACACGGTTCTGTGGGAATGTCAAGTCGACATATCCTGCAGGGTAGTAAGGAACTTCCTGAACGTCAATTCCGAGAACACGAGTTGTACGTGCTCCACCGAATGTCTGTCCGTTACCATCTAGGTATGACTGACGCATTGCAGGTGTACCTGCTGCACCAGCGTGTGATCCAAATGCTTCTGCGATTGCATCTGCAAGTGTACCGTTGTTCTTAACGATACCCTGGAACACATCTGTACCTGCGTAGAACTTAAGGTTATTCTTAAGTGCACGGTACTTACGTGGCATTGCTAGGATGATGTTCTGCATAACTTCTGGAGTCCATCCACCGTCTGTAACGGTTACGACTGACTCGTGAGCATCTCCATCATTCTTTACACGGTTTACGAAACCGTTCATGATACCAAGGAATGCTCCGTCATCAGAGTCTCCTGTACCATTAATTGCAAGATCTTCAATGTCGTTACCGAATGCGTTTGTCATAAGGCGAACGATATGATCTTCAAGTGCAGCACCTTCAATATTGTCTTCAAGTGCTTCTGCTGTTACTTCCCAGTCAAGACGAATCTTCTTTGTTGTAAGTTCGACCTTTGAGAAGGTTGCTCCAGCGTTTGTGTAATCTCCGATTGCCTGTGCAGCAGAACGGATAACACGCTCACCAACGTTTACTTTTTCAAGTTCCATGGTGTTTGCTCTCATTGTGACTCTACGTCCATCTTGAGCGAGTACAGTTGCATCCCACACATAATCAATAAATTGACGTGCTTGTTCAGGGCGAAGGATTCCGCTAGCGGCATCACCTGAAGGATTGACTGCGTTTGGTCCTGATGTTACTCCTGATAGTGCTGTAGGAATGTTTCCTAGTACGCCACCATCGGTGTAGTTACCTGGTACGTTCGCTGCTGCGTCTGATCCTGATGCAAATGCTCCTTGACCCTGATAGAGTCCTGGTGCAGTTCCACCAATATTTCCAGATGTACCTGGTTGGTTCTTCTTAATTTCTTCTGACATTTATTTCACCTCCAAGTGATTTTCTAACTAAATAGATCGGCTGTTTTGAGGAAACGTCCGCCCCATAGGGATTTTTCAACCATCTCTGGTTGCTCCTGTACAATCTCTCCGAGATCGCCAGACTTTCGGAAAGCGGTATCTGCTTCTACTGCGTCTACTCGCTTACCAAACTCATTAAACTCATCCTTTGCTGAAGCAATATCTTTTGCAACTGCATCGAATGAATCCTTTACTACATCAACATCTACCTTTGTAGACTTAAGAAGTTCTACTTCTGCCTGCAAAGACTTTACTGTTGATAATAGATCGCTAAAGGCTGTTGTAAGATTGTCCTTAATATCTGCAACTGCTGCTGCAAGATCATCTGACTTCTTTGCCTTGTCTTCTTCTGCTTCATCTCCTGGCTTTTCACCAGCATCTTCTGCAGGAGTCTCTTCATCTGCATGTGGCTTCATAGCCTTTTCTGCATCTGTTGATTCTTCGACAATAGCCTCTGGAGCGACCTGTGTTTCTACAACTGTAGCATCTGATTTCTCAACGATTTCTTCTACTACTTCGTTTGTTGTTTCTGTCATAGGATTTACCTCCTTGTTAATCTTAGAAGTATTAATGCCTTTAGCACTATCAACTAAGAACTTTATCATATTTGTTTTTTCGTTATCCGTTTTTTCAACGAACCCTATATTTTCCATGTCTGTTCCAGTTAGTGGATTTTTTTCTGATTCATTTTCAGAAACCAAAACAAGACCTGCCTCTTTATCATAAAAAACATTTTCTAATACAGTTTCATCTGCTTTGATTACATCAACTCCGTCAACCTTTTCAACAGACACAATGTTTGCAAATTGATTTGCTGGTGAGTCAACAAGACTTAGTTCAACTAAATCATATTCTTTAATAATTCTAATTTGTGTGTCAGACTTTTCATCATATCCGTCATCCCACTTGTTCATTCTTCCGCCAATTGAAAAACCAGTTAGAGTTCCATCAAGAACTTTTTCCCATGTGTCCTGAGCGCCTTTAGAAACATATGCAGAAACGAATACACCAGAATAAAACTTCTTAGATTCTGGATCAAAGTACTTGTCTTCTTTAAAGTTGATCATCTTACCAACTGCAAGTGGCTGATGCATTTCACGAATGTTTCCACGGAATTTTGCAAACGCCTTCATTGAGGCTTCTGCTGTTACGATATCGTTTTGCTTATCAAGATTGTCTAGGGATGCAAAACCTGATACAATACGTCTTTCCTTATCGACCTTACTAAAAGGCATTGAAAGACGAAGATTTTCGCCATTGGAATCCCAATGTGCTTTGGCTATATTGCTCACCATTATATTATAAACCCCTTTTTTACAATATCTTACTATTCGGACAATTCAGACAGTTCGTCAGATTTTCTTCCTTCACCCTTGGGGTTTCTGCCAGATACTGTTGAAGAACTATCGGAGTTATTGTTTGTCCTTTGTCCATCTCGTTCTCGATTTGCTGTTGCATCAGCAGCCTGCTGTGGCTTGAGTTCTAGTGGCTGATCACCACCATCTCGCTGAGGCATACGCAAAATTGTTCTTGCTTCATTAGGAACCATGATCTGATTCTTAACATATCTCTCCAGAATTTGAGACTGTGCAATCTCATCTGTCAGTGTAAGTTCATTAAACTTAAACTGAAGAATGTCCGTTTGTTCACGAATAATTTTATTGATAGGCTTTTCAAGTTCTCTTTGTGCTGGTCGTGCAACCTGTTCCTTAAAAGTTCTATCCTGTGCCAATGCTGCTGCGATGGCTGAAGAGTCAGAACCGCCAAGTTTAGAAAGAGGTACTTGGTGTGCAACTAGGATATCATCACGATTCTGTTTGCGATATCTTTCAAAGGATCCTTCTTGAACACCATTCTCAATTGGCTCCATTTTAAACTCAACTTTATTTGTATCTGAGTCACCTGGAAGTGGAATATAAAGTGTTCTATGATTTTGCCCCTTCATTCCAGTTTGCAAAAATCTAAACATCTTATCTTCTGCTTCGCTTGAAAGTTTTGCACCCTTCAGAGTTACGACATATCTTGGTACTGCTTTATTACTAAAATAATCAATATTGTATTGTGATGCAAGCATATCACCCTGAAGCGCTGTAATTGCAGAAATAATATCTGGCACACCATAAAAAGTATTTAGTGGTGAGTATTCTCTAAAGTGAATAATTTCATTTGGTCGAGTATCTGCTGTAACTGGATTTGGATTCTTTGCACCAAAGTTACGGAAGTAAACAACCTTATTGCCAATAACCTGCACAAAACCATCACGCAATCTACGTACTCTCATGGTTACTGCAGGAATATGTCCTATGTAACCAATCTGTCCTTTAACTGTTCTACCAACTTCAATATATCCATTTCCAGTTGCTTGAACGTCAGTATAGACTTTTTCCATAATTGTTGTAAAAGAGTCTTCCTGATTTAAACTTTCTAGCCAATCAGTGAGTTCAACCTTTGCACGTTCAATTCTCTTACGAGCATTTTCTGCGGTCTTTGGTTGTGCTGCCTCTAACTTTAACATTGTGCGAGGAGAGATTTCAAAATCATATCCGAGTCCAACAATATTTTCTACCTTTGCATCAATTGCAGCATGGTTAGCAAATGAGGTATCATAGAAACTTGCCAACTCATAAAGATTCCAAGGCGGAGTTATAACATCGAACAATCCATAACCATTTCTATAAATTGTTCCTGGATTTATTTCTTTTGACTTTGCTCCGTCTTTACCACTTCTTACTGCAAGAGCACTCTCCATATATTGTGGCGTAACTTCGCCTTTTGCAATTCGTGATGCACGACGCTTAAAATTGTTATCTAAGCCAGATAAACTCTTTAGTTCATCCCATGTTTTATTAAATGGATCTTGTTCTTTAAATACATCTGCTTCGTGTGGAAATTCATCCATTGATGCACGAATTAAATATTCATTCTCTTCAGACATTAGTCACCACTTCCATACTTGTTATAGGTATCTTGTGCTGCTTTCCATGCACCAAGATCATTCATAGATGGGATCAGACCTTCTGAAAGTCTTTGCTTTTGCTCAGAGTATTCCTCTTCTGAAATTCTTGTTAGTCCTGGAACAAAAACACATGTCCCAAGTCCATCATCACCATAGTACTTTGCTGCTTCCTTTAGTTTAGCAATTTGAGTAATATCACCCTTCATTGATTCAATATTTAAAACAGACCCATTTCCATCTGTAAACCACTTACCATTTGCTTTTTTATAAACATATAAACCCCAGTCATAATGCTTTTCAATAATCTTTGCACGAGATTCGCCTATCTGCCCCTTCATCTTGGGCAAGGACTTACGCTTTTTGTTTGGATTTGGCATATTCATAACCACAAGTATACCATATTATACGGCATTCTGGGTTGATATCTGCCACTCAACATCATTATAGAAATTATATTCATACTCACCAAATGATAATATTTTAGGATTAGCCTCTGATGAATTATAGTCATCGATTATAAACTTATTTGTTCCAGAATAAGACTTATAAATGTCCTTTGGGTTGGCAGCATAATACGATGTAGAGGACAGGACTAATACGCCTTGCCATTTATATGCAAGATCCCAAAAATCCCAATTCAAAGCAAGTGGTCCAGAATACTTAACTTTAAACCAAGGGCGAGTTGCCACATTTTGAACCTCTTGCAGGTTTGTAGACTTGTAGGTAGAAATTAGATTAACTAGTAATGGACCATTAATTCTTAAAGCCCCGACAAAAGAGTTAAAGTTAAGAATATTAGAAAAAGAAATACCAAGGAATGACCACTCCTTTACAGTTAGTACTGGATCATTAACCATATTCCCATTTAAATAAAACACAATTCCGTCTTCAAGTTCTCCAGTGCTTTCATTAATTGCATAAATTTTTGCTCTTTGACCACTTGGACTATCTGCAACCATAAAGAACTTAATAGTCCCATTTCGACTCTCAATCTCAAAGATCTGAGTCGGAGCATATGGGAAAAAACTTTGATCATATCTAAGTGCAATCTGCATTGCAATAATCTTATAGTCATTTGACATAGACTTATTAATTGGTACTGCAATACCCCTGTCTACCTCTGGATCAAATGTACCCCTAACCTGAATGCCAGTATTTCTAGTTAAATATAAATATGGAGAACTTCCTTTGTAAATACTAAATGGATTATCTGTTTTATAGTCATAGTATATTCCAGATCTTTTATATGGGTATAAAGGTGTTCCAAATCTAGTACCAATCTCATTTGCAGAATTGTTAAGTGCCTGAGATGCTAACTGTAAAGTTTTTATCTCTAATGGATTGTTTAAAACATCATCAACTTTTATATCTAAGTGCAAAACAATAGAAAGATCATTAAAATCTATTCCGCTTGGTGGATAAATAATAGAGTTATCTACTACTTCATATTTTGTAGTTAAAAAACTATCTACAATTGGATTGTTATCGGAGTCGTATCCGATGACATAAGTTCCTGGCTTTACAACACCAGAAGAGGTTGGTCTAATGTTATACTCAAAAGAGTTTGATGGCGCATTTGCTCCTTGAGACGTATACTGAAAAGAAATATAAGACCTGACCAAAGATTTAGATGTATCTAAACTATATGTTTTTGTAGACTTGGTTAATAGGTCAGAGTAATCATTATACCCCGTATACAAATGGTTATCTAATGATGAATAAAATCTTTGTACAGGAATTTCGTACTGAGAAGTTAAATCAGCATAAGTCCACGCCTCATATGTACCAGATTCAATATACTGTAAAGGTGCTGGGTAATTAATATTAAACTGTAAAAAGTCTAAGCCATACCTCTCCTTACCCTTTGAATCTGTGATATATTTAGCAAAGTATGTAAGTGGAAGATTATCTTCCCATGAACCTGACATACTTATGTTTAGCGAAAACTTTTCAAAATTAACTGATCCAACAAGAGCATAACTTGGTAAGTGATTGTTAAGTTGAGAAGTTGCGTAAGCAGAGACAATTCCACCAGACAAGTAGTATTCCCAAAACTCAGAGTTGTTCTCTATAAACTCATCTAAGTTATTATACTCACTACCACCATCGCCAAAATATGTATCGCCAGCGTCGTAGGAATTGCCTTCTAAATAACTATCTACTTCATGATAGTCTTTTGGCACTCCGTTATTTCCAAATAGACTACTTATCTTTGAAAAGTTTTGAGGATTATCAAAACCTATTTTATAAATCTTACCGTCAAATGTATTTGATAGTTCTTTATTTCCACCAACGTATACTTTCAGGCTAGTTCTGTTTCCTAAAATTTCAGCAACCTCTGATCCGTAATAGTTTGAGAAAGCCTGTATGTCAATTCCTGCTGTAAAAACTTCTCCTGGAGCAATGCCCAAAGATTTATATTTAATAACTTCCTCTTGACTATTATGTTTTACCATATATTCAACGTGACCATCAACTAAGTTTATAGAAATATAATTTTGTGTTAACTGATCTTCTATTCTTAGCAGTACCTGCGCCTCTTCTTTTCTTTCAATATACTTAAATACACCAAATACACAAGAAGATAGATCATTAGTTGGATTGATTGTATCAAAGAACAGGTAGGAATTTGCAGAATCCCAATTGCTATTTGGCCTTAAAGAAAACAGACTAACAGACTCATTTTGTATTTCAAGATTATCCTCATTAAAGTCTGACAAGTTTTTTTCGTTTGAAACAAAAGATGGTAATCTATATTCTGGCATGGACAAAAAGTTATTTCTAACAGCAACATTGTTTAAAACTCCTTGAGACCAATTGCCAATATCTGGATATAAATAGTTATTTGCATAATCTGCAAATGGATAGTCGATAAACACTGATGTTCCACTATAGGCACTATTGATGTTTTCTGGTACTTCTACTCCTTGTCCGTAAACAAATCTTCTTTTTGCCATAACAACTGGAACCTGATAAGAATACAACCCTACACAGTCTAATTCGATAGGAGTTACATCATCATAAGCGTAAAAGCCTAACCAGTCATTGTCTTTTCCATTTGATTCTTTGTCTGGAAAAGTGAGATTATCTGTAAGAAAATCTAAAGAAAGTACTTGTTCTCCATTTATTAGTAAACTTGCTGTATTTTTTGCAATGCGTATATGAACTAGCATTGGCCTTGTCCACTCACCTACACAAAAAGATCCAACATTATCTGCAATTTTTAAAGTAATAAAAGGGCCATTTACGTATAAACCATCTGAAGAAGAAATGGGGCCAAAAATTCTTTTCAGTGTGGTGGCACTAGAGTTTACCCTTAGCCACATCTCTATCGTGTACTCGTTAAACTTACCGCTGTTGTTTAAAAATCCTTTACCAGGAATAATTAAGGATGGTAAACCATCTGAGTTTGGACTAATAATTGTTGTATTTGATGATCCATATACCATTGGAATACCAGCATTTTTTGCACACATTGTAGATTGATTAATTAAATAATATCCAGAACTTTCTACAAGTCCATACGCTCTTGCATCTACTCCACTTGTTTCACTCAGATTAATAGAAGAGGGTATTAGTGCCTGACTAGTTCCTAATGAGAAAGACTGAAACTCTTCTGCCCACTGGCCAATAGTTACACCATTAATTAAAAAAACATAACTTGCATCTTCGGTTGCAGACTTAAGGTAGGTTATTTTTATCAATGGTCTCATATCTGCAGCACCGTCTGGTATTTGAAATGTTTCTGAAACAAAAAACCATCTTTGTTCAATAGAAATATCAAAATGTTTAAAATTTTGAATAAGGGATCCAGTTATTTCATCAAAATATTCATATCCAATATCTACACCAGTTAAATATGGATTATCTGCATAAATATATGAACCTACAGAAAAAGTTTCTAAGTCTTGATTAAGTTGATTAAATGTAAATAGGTCAGGCCCTACAGCAGACAGTGTTTCATAATCTCCGATTGGAAGTGAGCCAATTACCTTAATGACATTACTTGATGAAAATGGTTCGTCTACCGATTGAGAAAAATCTTCTCCTGTAGAATTAAGAAAGGACCAGTTGCTTGATAGTCTTTGAGTTTCTGAAATCAAAGAAATATAGTCAACCACATCGTCTAATGCCCATAAAGCCGTTGGGTGTTCGGCAAATACTTTCTCTGCATATAGGTTTGATGGAGTAGACATTATAAGTCTATTTTATCATACTATGCGTGTAAACCAGCGAGGTGTTGTATATCGTGTTCCCTTTGTTATTGCCTTGACTCCATGAACAAATCTAGGCTGATCTGGAAAACAAAGCAAGTCTCCAGGTTCTGGTTTTATAGAAATATTGTAGTCTGGAAAATAAATTTCTCCACCTTCATAATTACTATTTAAATATACAAGTGTTGCTATATCGTTTGGTCTAGATGAATCGAAATGATCATGCATTCCGTGACCTTCTTCAAAACGTGCAATGTGTGTTTTAAAAGGGTTAAAACTTTCAAATGGACCGCCATATGTTTTAAGAACATGATCATATACCTTTTGAGCATACTCTTGCATCAAATCTAATACTGGCTTTTCATTGGCTTCAATTTCATGATAAGTATAAACTTTAAACTCTTTTTCATTATTTCCATGCATATTAAAACTATTATTAAATTTAACAGCATGTTGATGAATTCTTTCAGCATCTTCTGCACTCATAAATCCTTTGATGTGATGTATCTGAGACACGTATTCCTCCATTATTTCACCTTAATTTCACAGTAGTCTGTTGTGCAATAAGCCTCACCCATTGCCTCTAGATTTTCATTACCGTCGTAAATAGCCCCAAAGTCAATATGCTTTAAAACACCAACATAACTATTATACTCTTCTTCAGTAATCTGAGTATATGGTTGCTGTGGATAAACAGTATTACCCATTGGAAGGAATGATACTGCCTTTAACTGACCCTCATACATGTGAAGTGCTGGAGCAACATGCTTTGACTCTGTTTCCTTATCAAAAGAAAGTGTTACAGAAACTCCATTATCTGACCAGTACTTCTGAGCAGTTGCAGCAAGAGCAATTTTTTCAAATAAGGTTACATCTTTTTCAGATCTTGGATGCCCAGATTTTACAGGGAAATATACTACCTGTGTATTTGCTGATACAACATCTTTTTCAATCTTGTACCCTGCTGCCTTAAACAAGTGAAGCATTGGATCAGTATCACCAAAGCGAATTGCACGAAGGAAGAAGTTTCCTCCAGGTCCCCAGTGAACTCCAGGAGTTGCACCAGAAAGAATTGATACAGAGCCAGATGGCTTAACGGTTGTTACACGAATTGATTCACGAACACATAGCCATTCTGAATATTGACGATCATACTTACGAATTGTTTGATAACCCTCATCCATCCATTCACGTACAATAGGTAGACCCTTTTGATCAGCAAATGAAGCAATACCTGTAAGTGATGTACCAATGCGACGATTACGCTGCATGATGCCGTTTGTCTGCTGCCAATGTGTTGGAAGCAGTGTAACTGTCTTACCGTAAAGGTAGGCAAACTTTAATGTCTTGAGGAAGTCCTCCTTGGATTCATGTCTATTTAAATGAACTTCTACAAGCGTACAAAGTTCATACGACTCCAATGGCTGCTCCGCACAAGGATTAAAGCCCATAACACGATAGTCTTTTCCATCTGCTGGATCTGCTAGACGACCATAGTTACGAGCAACATCAAGCCAAATAAAACCTGGCTCTCCGTTGTTAACAATCAGATCTGTATATTTTTCATAATCCATTCCGACTGTTGCAGAAATTGAGTTATTTGACATCCATGCCCATCCTGGGTTTTCTGGGTCAAATGAGTTTCTTTCTGGAAATACTTCAGCATTTTTAAGGTTAATAAAATCTTCATCCCCTGCTGCACCCAAAGCAAGCGTTGCAGAACGACGTACATTACCAGATACCACACAAGTACCAATTAGATTGACGATATCAGTAATGGCACGTGAATCTAGGGTTTCTCCAGTTCTACCGCCGATTACCCTATCTATCTGGTTATGTAGTTGGATAAGTGGTGCTGGACCGCTAGCAACCCCTCCAAAGCCCTTAATCGGTGCTCCTAGAGGACGGATAACATCATAGTTGAACTTTTGAATTGGCTGATTAGGACGTAAGTAAGAGTTTAGCAAAAGTCTAACCGATTCTACCCAGCCCTCACGAGTGTCTGGAATTTCATAAATCACTGCTGGTTCGGTAGGGGCATAGATCTGAAAACTCTTTTCCTGTCCTACTGTATCAAACCCTACTCCAATACCAAGCATAAGAGCATCCATTACCCAAGCAAATAGTGCTCCTGGATCATTCTTATCAAGGTCCTTTGTTGACACCATTGCACAGTTTTGGAGTGCTGCAGAGTTGCGCTTCTCCATTGTCATTGCTGTTCCAAATGTCCACATGCCTCTTCCTGGTGGTGTCCACTTAAGTTCAAACATTCTTTGGAACGCTTCTTGTGCAGACTTCTGAGCCTTATAGTCATTCCATGGTAGACGGTTTTCCTTAGCATGATTCTTTTGTACTGAATACATACCTTCGATTACACGACGACATACTTCATGCCAACGTTCCTTAGTTCCATCCTCCTTCACACGAGAATAAGTGCGAATAAAGGTGATCTCTCCAAGTGAATTTTCTGCTGCATCCTTAAATCCAAATGGATTTGGTGCTGTAGTAAATTTATCTACAAACTCATCTGGTAATCTAAAACTAAAAAAATCTGACATGTGTTTCGTCCTTTCAAAAACGGAATAGAGTTAATTATAGCAGAGTTTTGTAAAAAGTAAAACTCTCCCCTAAAGCAATACTTTAGAGTTAAAGAAATTTCATCCAGTGTGGTTTTTTGTCAACACCTTGTTCAACTAATCTTTTAAATGGAACTATGTCATAAGCAATTGTAATTCTGCATTCTTCTTTTTTCCAATCACCTCTGCTGTGTGGAAAACCATTTTCTGCAACAATCATTCTGTTATTAATGTTTTTATTTTCATAAATCAAATCATCCGAAATCTTATAATATGTTGAAGACGGTTCTGCATTTACACAATAGTATCCATGAAAATCTGGTGCTGGATGTCCACCTAAATGATCGTGGTAGAGTCTACTATTTACTAGTGGGTTGTGCGAAAACTGATCAGTCCTACTTTCATAATTAAACCATCCACGAACCATATAATCCATATCATCAAAGTTATATCCATAATATGAACATGCCTCTTTAACACAAAGTTTTAATTCATTATATATTTTTTTAATATCATCATTCTCAAACTTAAATACATTATATTTCTGGTTTAACTGTCCAGAGATGTTATTATACAAATTATACTTTTTAACTAATAGATCATTCAACTCATTCTCTTCTGGAAGAGTATTGCTCAGCATTTGATGATACTTGATTATAAGGTAGGACTGTAATTGATCTAAATCAATATCTAGCATCTTTTCAAATATTTTGTGCTCTCTATTACTCATGATACCTGATACCTTTTTTCAATATACCGCTTTCCACCAATATTATCTAACTCAGAAAATCTGTTATACTCTATATCATTAAAACTAAACGGCAACCTATTTAGCAAACCAACATTTATTTTTGTTTTATTTATAAAAATTTGAGGATCTTCATACTTTAATACAGAAGATTTATTACTAATCAACATATCCAGTAAATCATTATAGTTGTGATTAAGTGAAAATGGCACATAGTCTTTTGTTAGTAAACTCTCCTCTTGCTCTTTGCAATAAGACGATGGAAGACTATAGATCTCAATACCACGATTTAAAAATGACATAGACAGGTATTCGTCAATGCCATAATACTTTAATTCACAAGGTAAGTTAATATTTAACAGGTCGGCAAATTTACCAAAGATAAGAGTCTGATCGATATACCCAGTATTTTCTATTTTATCTGAATTTTTATATATTTTATTAATATGGAATCCGTCTTTGATGGTATGCTCAACTATTCCTATTCCAGAAAGAACAGAGTCTTCTAATAAAGATTCTACTAGAGCCTGATCCCAGTTTTTTGGCAACATGTATGGTTTTGATAAAAATAAAAAATAATCATAGCCTTTATTTTTTTGTACATTTATGCATGATTGCCTGTATGACAGTGGACTTGGTATTTCATCCCACCAAACAGGATTATAAAACACATTTTTATAAACAAGAAACTTTTCATATCTAGTTAAATTATTTTGATCATCTATGTATATATCTACTAAAAAATTACCACTCAAATTCGATACAAGATTATCTACAACACTCAGAAGGTTTTGTTCTTTATATCCATAAATATGTACAAGAATCTTTTGTGTTTTTACGCCAATGGAATCCAATGTTGCTCCCTAGAATGAATAATCTGGTCTAGGGGAACAACGTCATACGCTATGGTAATTCTGTAGTCTTCCCTTTCCCAACTTTGAATTCCGTGGGGATGACCAGTTTCTGAGAGAACAGCACGATTATTAATATTAACATTGGTAAATCTTTCTCCATCGTGGCCACCAATCTTATAATAAGTATTGGATGGTTCTGCATTTACGCAGTAATATCCATGAAAATCTGGAGCACCCTTACCATTCATATGATCATGCAAATACTCGTCTGGAAGTGGCTCTGGCTTCTTAAACTTATCAAAGTTGAACCAACCCTGTATCATATAATTATTACCCTTGAAATCAATGCCGTAGTAATTACATGCCTCTTTAATCATTTCAGAAACTGCAGCATATACGTTGTGAATCTCTTTATTGTGGAATTGAAAAATATTGTATTTTGGACCTAGTTTTGTTGCGACAGCATCAAATTTAAGTTTAGCAAAATCTTCTTTAGTTATTCCATCAATCCTGCCATTTTCCATATCATCCATTTTTTGAGTTAAGAAAATCGTAAGTTTTTCTAAATCATTGTCAACCATTCTTTCAAAAAACTTATGCTTTGGTTTTTCTATCATAGCAGTGGCAACCAATGCTGTTCTGATGTATTTGCATTAATGAGAGATTGTAGTGGAACAATATCGTATGCAACTGTAATTCTTGGTCCATCCCAATCCCAGTCTGCCTGTGCATGAGGGTGACCCATTTCAGAGATAATCATGCGATTGTCAATATTATGATTTGCCACTTCTCTAGATGGATCATTAAAGATTCTATAGTATGTGACAGATGGCTCTGCTTTTACTGAATAGTAACCATGGAAATGTGGTGCATATGGACCGCCATGATCATGCCAATTTAATTTACCTGTCTTATTGTAGTTAACGTTAAACCATCCCTGTGTCATATATTTTTGCTTATCAAAATCAATTTCATAATATTCGCAGGCTTCTTTGGTAACCTCTGATATTGTTTTATATAGTGTATAAAGATCTTCATTTAAGAATTGAAATACATTATACTCTCTCCACTTTACAGTTGAAATACTACCTGATTCAACCCAAAACTCTTTATCACCTAACTCTTTAATGCCTGGCAAGGTTGCATTTTGAATTTTTTCTGACTGCATTAACAGATATCTCGAAAGTCTATCTGTATCAATATTTAAATGTCTATCAAAGAACTTATGCTCTTTTGTGCTCATGTTTTCTCCTTTTAACATATTATCATTATACACTATAGGTATTCTTTTCTTCTCCAGGCATATTTTTTATAGTATCCAAATAGCCTACTTCTTCTATTTTCCAGTTCATAGTCTTTTTTATTTATTTCATTTTCATCTGCAGACACTTCCATTTTCCAGTTTTCTCTTTTAAATGGAACTAGTTGAAAAATTGGAGTTCCCCTTGGGATTGTTCCCATAAATTCTTTTTTTAAGAAAAATGTTACAAACACTGGAATCCCCATTAAATCTGACTCAATAATGCCAGATGGTACTAGGAATGGTAAATCAAATCTATTCATTGGATGTGTCAAAAGTACTGAATAACCTGGTGGTGTTTCATAGTACCAGTGCATTCTAAATCCGAAATGTATAGGGTGATATCCCGTTGGGATTGGAATATCTGCAATATACCTTTTATCTAACATTAAAAAATCTTCATTATCCCAAGAAATATGTGGTTTGCCATCTGGATCTAAAGAAACATGTAGGTCTTCTGTGAGTCGATACATATATCCTGCAGTCATAGCGTCTCGAAATGGATAGCACATTTTGGTAGAGACATTAGCCCCGTCTGTGCCTCTATCATTAACTGGATTTAAAAACTCTAACTTATTTGTATTGTAGTGTTGTGCCAAATCTTTATACCATTCTGGAATATGCTTAATTGCAGGATCTGGTGGTAGCACATTAAGATTATTGTACATATTAATGTCACTTGGCAAAAACCTTATTTTATTTGTCAATGCCATTCCTTTTTATGCCAAAAATTCTTTTTATAATAATTAAAAAACTTACTTCTAATGAGCATGCGTTGTTTCTTTTGATTTTCTTTTGAATCATTGTAATCAATATACTTACTTTGCCAAGACTCTCTTTTAAATGGAATAACCTGTGCTAGCGGCGTTCCCTTTTCAATAATACCTTTAAATGTATTTTCAACTTTAAAAGATAAAAATCCTTCACTCATATATGTATCTGTATCGATTATTCCTGGAACAATCTCAAACGGCTGATGCTCTTGGTGCATTGGCTTTGTAAATAATGCACTATACCCTTCAGAAGTTTTGATAGACCACATAGGATTAATCCTCAAAACATCCTTATGCATGTTTGATGGCATTGGATAATGGGTCACTTGCTCTGGAGAATGAGTAGTAAAAAGTTCTTTTTTTAATCCAGCAATTGCAATTGGAATATTGTATTCTAGTTTTGCTGGATCTGTAGCATCTACATAAATATCTACTGGACAATATAATGTATATCCTGCTGTCATGGCATCAAACACTGGCATACACTTTTTAATTGTTGAACCAGAAATACCCTTTTTTAAAAAATCTTCTTTGTTAACATATGCTGGTTGCTTTCTGTACCATTCTGGAACATTTCTATGTGTTGGAGTCGGTTTATCAATAAGGCCTTCAGCATCGTCGCTCCAAGGATGAAACTCTATATTTGGCATAATTACATTATCCTATCTTTTTGATATCTATCATAAAAATCAACAAGCCTGTCGTACTCTGCACGATCTAACTTAATCTTAATATCATAGATTGGTGTACCTATACTAATTTTACCATGACCTGGATCTATCATATGTTCCCCAGTTTTTTTAATAAGAAAGTGTACAAAGTTAGGCTCAATTATGCTGGCATTGGTATTGACTAGATTTAGTTTTTCAGATCTAATTAAAAATGGCGTAAACTCATCGACAACCTGAATAACTTCAAACTCACGATCTAAGTCAATGAACCAAGGGCAATATGCCTTGTGCACAACCATAAACGAATCGTCTAATTTAAAGTATTCTGTTGATGGATAGAACTGTCTAATCCATGGTCTATCTAAAAAATATAAGCCATCTTTATAGTTTTTTCTTATTAAAATTTCGGCGTGAGTTCTTTGCCTTAAATATGCATATCCATTTTTATATTCAACTAAATCTGGTGCTGGATATAAATTATACACATAGTCATTAACTGGTTTTAAAATTGATGTCTTGACAATATCATTAGATAGAACATATTGATATTCAACATAAAGCCTTCTACAGTTGCTGCCATTGACTATTTCAGAAAATGACATATTAATAGAATTGAGCCAAAAATCAGACGCTCTAGGACTTCTATCCCCTCGCATTTACAACTACTTGTTGTGAGTAATTATATCTCCAGCAACAATAAGGTCTGCTGGCTCTGCGCTAAAGGTATAAACTGCCTTTGATCCAGTAATTACATCAAGGCTGTTTACTAAAATCTCTTCAGTACTATCTGTTATTGGATTATACTTAAAGATTGAATCTCCAACCTCAATTTCTGCAACCATTGAGAATACGTAGTTGGTAACCCCATCTACAGTCTTCTTTACTAGGATAGGGTGTTCAAGTGTAAACTGAGCAGAATCATCTCCATTAAAACAAACTGCTTGACTTCTAACACTTTCCTCAACGTCAACAATTGTTGTTTCTGAGGCACCAGTTGGTGTAAGAGATCCTGAGTTCCAGGTAAACACTTCATAGTCTGGTGTTGAAGGATCAATTTCAGCATAATTCAAAGAATATACTGTGTCTCCTATTGCAATATCTTTTGCTTGCTTAGCAACAACTTCTCCGCTAGCATTCTTTAGTGTTACCTTGCCTGTTTCAGGGTCTGTATGTCTTGTTCCTGTGCCAGATTTAACTCTAATAAAGGTTTCACCGTCAATACACTTAATTCCATATGCTGCTGGTGAGAATCCGAATGGTGAGAACCCAAAGACACCAAATGGTGAGAACCCAAATGGTGAGAATCCGAATGGTGAGAACCCAAAGACACCAAATGGTGAGAACCCAAATACGGAGAATGGTGAAAATCCAAACACTGAGAACGGTGCAAATGAAAATGTTGTTGTAACAGTTCCAGAATATCCTGAATATTCTGAATTACCATTTGCATTTGTTGCATAAACACGATATGCCTGTGCTGTACCTTGTTCCTGAGATACGTTTACAGATGTGCTTGTTCCAGTATCTCCAGACTTTCCATCATTAGATTCCCAGTGATAGTTTGTAATTGCAGATCCACCACTTGCTGGTGCTGACCAAGAAACTGAGTCAGTTCCAGCAGATGGGGATGAAGCGCTTGGTGCACCTGGTGTTGCTGGAACAGTAGTTGCAGTAATGCTATTAGAAGCAGAAGATGCTGCTGATGTTCCATAACTATTTGTTGCAGTTACTGTAAAAGTATATGCTGTGTCTGACTGCAAACCTGTTACAGTAATTGGCGATGATGCACCAGTGCCAGTATAACCTCCAGGGGAAGACGTCACAGTAAATGATGTTGCTGCATTTCTTCCGTCAGCAGTGAATGTAACATCTGCTCGTCCATTATTATATGCTCTTCCTGATGGAACGTTTGTTGCTGTTCCAATTGTTGGAGCATACGGTGCCAAGAAGTCATTTGCTCCTTGACTCATTCTACCTGCTTGCTTTGACATATTATTCCCCTTTGTTTTTTAAATTATGCTGATAGGTCTCCGAAGACCAACCATCCACCTGAAATCTTCATTGCGGTTACAACTGAGTAAGTTGTTCTAAACTTAAGTCCAGGTGTTCCAACTACTCCATTTGTGCTAGCAAATTGTGCTCCTGTACCAGAAGCCTGGTAGAAGTCAATTGATTGACCAGTTGAGTATCCTGTTGCAGGAAGAGTAATTGTTACTGCTCCTGTTAGTGGTACGAACTTATCTTGTTCACCTGATGCAAGTGTTGCAGAAGATGAAATTGCTGTTGCAAATTCTGTAATAGAAGGAACGCCAGCCTTAACCTGTGTACCGTCAGAGAAGACGATTCCAGAAGATGGAGTTACTGTTGTTGCCTCAAGTGCACCGACTGCAAGTGCGTCTAGTGACCCTTCGCCAAATGCAACTGTTGTTGAAGGTTCTGTTGATACTCCCTTAAAAAACTTCCACTTATTATCTGATACGTCTCTTGCAATACCAGCATGTTTTGCTGAGCCATCATTGTATGCAACTACAAGACCTAGGTCTACTGTGTTTGCTGAGTTCTGATGAGCAAGTTGTACAAGGTTATCCTCAATTGTAATAGATGTTGCTGAAGCGTTAAATGTTGTACCATTAACAGTTAAGTTTCCGTCAACTGTTAGGTTTTGATCAATTTCTACTGATCCAGTAAATGTTGCTCCTGAGAGTGAAGCCTTTGCATCAAGTGCTGTTTGTGTAGCAGTTGAAACTGGCTTATCTGCATCTGAAGTGTTATCAACATTTGCAAGTCCTACAGAAGACTTTGTAAGTGCTGCTACTGCTGCATCTGTATAGTTTTCAGATGCAACTGCTGCTAAATCAATTGCGTCCTGCTTTGCAGTATTAACAGTTGTTGTTGTAGCAAGTGCAGAAGTGTCTGCAATGCCGTGTACTGATGTTGTCTCTAGGTTGTGGTCTGATACTGCACCTGAAACATCGCTTGAAGTTGCAAGCAAAGATGTATCTGCAATTCCATGAACAGATGTTGTATCTAAATTATGTGCTGCAATCTTAGTGTCTGCAGTTGCTGCAGCATTTGTTTCTGCTGCCGATTGAGCAGATGATGCCTGATTTTCTGCATAAGACTGTGTTGCAAGAAGACTCATATCTGCAATACCATGCACATTTGTTGTACCATTAATGTGTGAGTTTACAGATGTTGTTAAGTCTGCAATATCCTCTCCCTGGCTATCAAGTGCGGAAGTTTGTCCTTCAATTACTGTTGTATGTGAACTAACTGTAGACTGGAGTGCTGTTACATCTGTTGTAAGTCCCTGAACATCTGTTCCAAGTTCATTAAGGTTTGTATCAATTTGTGCAATATTGGAGATTAATGTTCCAGCAATGCTTGAACCATCACCAATAAGTGTTGCAATTTCATTCAAAGTGTCAAGTGCTGCTGGTGCTCCATCAACAAGGTCAGAAACTGCTGCTGAAACTGCTGCAGTAATTTCATCATCAAGGCCTACGAGGTCTGGAATCTGTGATGAAGGAATCTTGCCAGTATTGTCAAGTTCTGCTACACCGTTTGCCTGTCCCTTTGTTGAAACCAAGATGTAGTCATCAAGTGATCCACCAAGGTCTTCTAAATTCTTAAAGTAGGAGAGATCTGACCATGCATTAACGCCATCACCAATTTTAAATTGGTTGGTATCTGTTTCAAATCCAATTTCTCCTGCTGCCAAAATTGGGTCTGCATTTGTCCATTGTTCTGCAGTACCTCTGCGCTGTTGCATTCTAGTTGCCATTTATATTCTCCTTATGGGGGCTGCCCATTATTTATCCTATTATAACATCAATTTTAATTGAAGTTATCTGTTGCTGAACCACCGTCAAGTGTGAGAGCGAATACTGTTGTATCTGGTCCCCCACCATCTACTGGTGAACCTTGTGGATCATTGAAACTTCCTCCAGATGTGAAGGTTGAAACAATGAGCCCAGTGCCGTCAATTGCTGTATCGTGAATGTGCTGAGGCAAATTCAGGGTATCATCAATTGTTGCTTGTGTGTACCATGATCCTTCATAGTAGAAATTAACTCTATTGGTAAGAGTGTCTAACCACTGAGTACCATTAGTTGGTGAAGAAGGAGCAGTTGTGCCAACTGCCATTGACCCTGTTAAAGAATCAACATACTCCTTAGTTGCTGCGTGACTAGCAAGAGTTGGTGCTCCTACTGTTACTGCATCTCCGAATGTACCGCCGTTGGTAACGACTAACCCATTCTTGACTCTGAAGTCTTTTTCGACTGTTGCCATTTACTACTCCTTCTTCCAACTATTTTTATTTTTTATAATTAGTCATTGTACGCTAACAATGTTGCTGCAACAAGAACTTCTGAATTATTGTTTGCTGTGGTAACATTGAGATCATACTGTGATGTTGATGCATTCCATTCAACAGTCACTGTCGCCAATGGGTTTGTTGATGTATAGATTGTTCCATATTCAACAACTGCAACATTGTGGTCTGAGTCTGTTGTTGCAAGAACTTCAGTTACGTGTGACTTATTGTTGTTATATACACGAACAAGGTACTTTACGCTACCCTCGTTAGTTCCAAATGAGTGAACTGTTGATGTTGAAGCAGTTGCTACTGACGCATATGCTGCTTCTTCACGACGTACCCATGATATATCTAACTTTTGAACTTCTACTGAAGTAGCATTTGAAGTTGCATCCAGAACACGCTGATCTGTGAAGTAAAGGTTTGTTGAGCCTTCAACAAGATCATCAGTGTCAGAATCTGCAACACCGTTTTCTGCGGTAATGGTGAGTCCTGCACCTGTTCCTGTGATTGTAATGTTTGTAAGTGAAGCACCAGTCAAAAGATCTGCTGCTGAAGACTTAGCACGAGCATCTGTGAAGTACTGATTTGTTAGTCCTTCTTCAATATCGTCTGTGTCAAGGTCGTTGATTGCATTTGTTGCAAATGTTTCTGCTGCAGTTTGTGCTGCTGAAGCAGATCCTGCTGCATCATAGTTAATTGCAAGTCCATCTGCGTAGTCTTCTGCTGCTTCTTGTGCTGATGATGCTGCACCTGCTACATCGTATGCTGCTGCAGTTGCAGATAGTGCTGCTGAGTTAAAGTCAGAGATTTCTGCAGATGTTAAACCAGTTACAGATATTGTTGCACCTGTAATGTCAATGTTTGAACCAGCAGTTAGTGTATCCTGCTTTCCTGCAACCAAGTTAGCAACATCTGTTGCATAGTTTGGATTATCAGCAATTGCTGCAGCCAACTCATTGAGTGTATCAAGAAGCGCTGGTGCACCATCTACAAGATTTGCCACTGCTGTATCTGTATAATCTTCTGCATCAGAAAGTGCTTGTGCTGCTGCACCGTATGCGTCATAGGTTGTAGCAAGATTAAGTGCTGTAATAGCATTATCTGTGTAGGTATTTGCATCTGTTTCTGCATCTGCAATTTGACCTTCAAGAGTTGTTACTGCAGAAGAAAGAGCATTAGATGCTGTTAACTCTGCTGCTGCCTGTGCTGCATTAGCCTTTGTAGTTGCATCTGATGCTGCTGCATCGATTGCTTCTTGCTTTGCTGTAGCAACTTCTGCGTCTGTTGCAAAAGAACCATCAATTGTTGCAGAAATTTGAACATTTGCTGTACCATCAAAAGATACAGAACCTGTTACATCTCCAGTTAATTCAATTGTACGAGCAGTTTCAAGTGCTGTTGCTGTATCTGCATTACCAGTTACGTTACCAACGAGGTCTGCTGTAATTTCTCCCGCAGCAAAGTTGCCTGAGCCATCACGCTTTACAACTGTGTTAGGGGTATTAGCGGAATCTGAAGAACCACCAATAAGACCAATAACATAATTTTGGTCTGCTTCCTTCTTTGTAAGAATGTCATAGCCATTAACGGTTGCTGTTGTACCTTCAACGACGAGACCACTCTTAATCTTAAAGTCTTTATTTACTGTTGCCATTTTTTATATCTCCTTTTAGTTATGCCTTAAGTCCCATACGTGCAAAACGTACAGTGACTGGCTTGATCGCAGGATCTGGAGTGACTGTTAAAGCCACGGTATTTCCAGTGCGAGAGACATTAATGGTGCCAATATTCCCATCATTGTCGATTGTTCCATATTCGCTGACTGATACATCTGTACCGTCAACAAGAATTGTCATTTCAGTTGCGTAGAACTTATTGTCCCCTGCTGTGGTTTTTGATATTGAAACAATATACTTAACCATACGCCAAACTGTAGCATCAAAGTTATCAATAACAGTTACGTTCTCAATACCTGTGATTGTATTTTCATTATTACCTGATGAACCCAAATCTGTTGCCTGGGCAGACAGTGTATCAATGAGGTCTTCATAGTTTTCTTGAGTAGGTCTATCTCCTGTTTGAAAGAGGCCTTTTACTCCTGTAATTGATATTTTAGCCATGTGGTAATTATAACACCCCTTTTTATTTATTTAGTTAAAGAATATAATTACTATATCCAATAACCTGAAGCGGAATTGCTGGAACCATACCGCTTATGTTTTGTATCTGAATTGAAGTAAACTTTACCCTAAATGGTAGGATCTCATCTATTCGAACTGTTCGTTGTGGATCTTTGATTGTTGTTATAGAATAATTAAATGGCTTGATCGATCTTGTTTTATTATTTAAATCATCTAGTATTACTGCTGTTGCCATTAATCTGTTACATCTTCAAGGATGTTCATGCTACCCTGAGCAACAGTCCAAACTCTTGTTGGATCAGTTAACTGAATATCAAAGATATCTCCCGTTTCAAGTTGTACTGACTCTTCTGCAGTTAGCCAAACAGTAAATTCACCTACCAGATCATCATCATCTGGTGCTGGTGTCAAAGTAAAAATTTCTACTGCGTCATCAGTAATTACTCCAGGAGTACTGTTGGGTCTCTTAAACTTCATAGAGATTTCCCAATCTGGAATATTTAGTGGCGCTTTTGCATCATCTGTTGCATATACCCGAAAACCAGAGGTGTCTCCACGAACTACAGTCCAAATAACTGTAGGCGGTTTATTTCCAATGTCATATTGTCCTGATGCACCACGAGTTGTTGCCATAATTAGATTATACCATTAATTAGGATAAACCAGCCTTGAGTGCACCCCAAGTACCGTTTCCTTTTGCCTCTACAATAATAATTCCATCTGATGCTGCATGGGCAACAATTCCAACTGCACCATTCATTGGTGTGTTTGAAAGTCCACCCTCAGTTCCAACATAAAGAACCTGTCCATCTTCAAAACTTGAAGTATTTATATTTTCCATAACTCCAGCAACAACACAAATTCCAGATTCTTGGTCTTCTAATTCTGTTTTTAATAATCCTAGTATTGGATAAGTTGTTGTTGGTAAACACTTATCAACAGTTGTATTGGTTGTGTACCCATTTGCATAAACTGGGGTTCCTGCTGGAAGAGTTTCACCGCTATTATTGGTTACAGAAATCTGAAATGCAGAAATGCCAAGTGGTGGCAAAACATCTCTCAGTTTATTTGCTAATTTTTTAATATCCCCATGAACATTAACAGGATCTGTTGATAATGGAAATGGTAGATCAAAAATATCGTTAATATCGGTTGCCATAATAAATTAATTATACCACGCTTAAACTTGACTTTTAGGTTAAAAGTGGGTAAAATTATGTTATACTTATCAGTAGACACCTACCAAGGTGTTATTGTTTTCTAAGGAGGAAACTATGATGAACGAGAAGATTAAAGAACAAGTAATCATTGGAATACTTACGGCTACTGGCATTTTTGCCGTTTTTTCAAATAATGCTAATGCTGCGACTAGTAAGCCCGAACAGGCTCAGTCCGTTACCTCTACCTCGAAAGAGGTTTTTTTGGTTTCTAAGGAAGAAAAATTAAAGAGTTTTGAAAATAAAGGAACTCTTACTGACTTAGAACTAAAAGAATTACTCTACCTGGTGGGATTTAGAGGATCGAACTTAGTAGAGGCTTGGGCGGTTGCAAAGAAAGAAACTAATGGTCAGCCAATCAGACTTAACCCAAATGCAAAAACTGGAGACAACTCTTGGGGCTTGTTTCAAATTAATATGATCGGAATGCTTGGACCTGACCGTCGTGACAAATTTGAACTTGTTACAAATTCTGATTTATTAAATCCAGTCATTAATGCTCAAATTGCGTTCCATATGTCTAATGGTGGGGAAGACTGGTCCTCTTGGCATGGGATTACATCAAAAACTAAAATGTGGATGAGCAAGTTTCCAAAGTAAACCCATTTTGCAACATTTTGTTGTAGTAAAATTCAGCATAGTGTAATTGACGGTGAAGCCCTGGGTGTGGAGTACGAGTAATACTCTTGCCTGGGGCTTCTCCTATTTTATGATAATCATAGCCGTAATCAAAAATATCTGGGTGCTGATCAAATTGATCTTGGTGACACTTTATAGAGTCCCACCCCTTCATTTTATAAAAAGGTAGTAAGCCCTCTACTGTTTTTGGATCAATATAGAACTCAAAGTGTGGCGGAAATTCTTTACGTACCTGGTCCTGAACATAATAATCAAAATTATCAATTAGGAACTGTTCTTGTTCCTCTGACAACGAATTAGTCCATGTTGACCAAATCAAAATAATATTATTGACCCTGCAAAAAGCCTCAAGCATCTGTATATGGTTGAGGTTATTGTGATATACCCATTCGTACGGTATTGTTGCTGAATAGTCCCATGGAGCGTAATCTTTTGTCTTCCTTGGTTTATTTCCTAAACAATAATCAGTCATCTTAGAACCATCACCAGAAATAAAGTAAAATCTTTCAAGTGGGGCAAAGTTACAAATAACATATTTTGGTAAATAGTTATATTTACTAATCATGCCAAAAAAACTAGAAATAATTTGATTTATAGATCCTCCACTATATGAGATATTGCCAACTGCTAAGCCTGTCATATCTGAAAGTATGTTTGACCACCTTAGATCTATTGGTAGCCCCTGTCCTAGCGTTATAGAGCATCCTAGGGCTACTATTGGGGGTTTGGTTTCAAACTCTATTGATCTAATACCGTCTGAGTTCCAGCAATAGTTATACTCTTTTCTTGGAACCTCTGCATGGGTTACAAGTATGTCAGATACTGGCCCTTCTCCTGGTCTAGGGTGAGATATTATTCCAGATTTAAAAATATTGAAAAGCATTAATATATCCAGTTCTTCTTTTTAATATTTTTATACTTTTTGTATTCTTGATATTTAAAAAATAATCTTTTAATTAGTATCATAATGCTTAACTAAATCTAACCAATATGACTTTTCCCTATTATAGCGCTCTTCAAAATTTAGAACCTTTCTATAGTCACAACATGGACAAATTGGCCTTCCGTCTGAATAATCTGGTTGTGACCAGTACCCCATTCGAGCACGGAATTTAAAATCTGATTCATGCCCATGCCTATTAAACCCTTCTGATCCGCCTTCAGTAAAAAACCAGTGGTCTGGTTCTGCAAATTGCATAAAGAGCAATGTCACGTAATCATTTTCATTTGTACTTGGATATGGTGTTCTCCAATGTAACATATCATTACCAGAAAAAATAACGCATGTATTTGGCTGCTCATTAAACTCTTCTCCTTCAACAACTAGTTTCCAGTCAACAGTTTTTTCTATACAAAGATCGAGTGAATACTGGCATGCAGACTGATCCCAATGCTTCCATAGTTGTGGCCTAATGCCGCCCTGCATTTGATATCTTGCAGTATGAAATCCAGCACGTTTTAAATTATCTTTGCCAAAAACACTTTTTGCAATATTGAGTATTTCCAATTCAGTTTTTTCATCAAAATGTATCTCTGTAAGCCATCTACCAGCAACGGTATGATAAAAATGATTTCCTTCAGGACCCATACCCTTAGCAAGAATTTGATCCTTAACCCTGCTAAATAATTCATTTGGTAAAAAATCTACTATAGATTTTGCAGTATTCACATTTCCCCCATCATTCTTTTTCTAATTATATCAACATATTCAGGTCCTTTTTTAAACCACCAATGATCTGGCTCCACATAGTGAAAAAATATAACCCCAATCTTGTCAGAATTGTTTTTAACTGTTTCTCGCCAGTGTTCATACTTTTCTCCCATAAACATCACAGCATCATTTTCTTCTGCTAAAAACTCTATGCCATTTACATAAATAGCCCAAGGTTTTTCTTGATAGAGAGCAAGGTCTAAAGTATAGGTGCAAGCATTGGCATCTTTGTGCTTATAAAGACTAATAGTATCTGATGAGTATTCAGCAAATAGCGAGTATGAAGGCAAACAGGTATTTGTATTAAAATACTTTCTTACGATAGGCAAAAGAATATCACTGTATTCTTTAAGTATTGGTTCTGTTTGATCTCCTATAAGTTTTCTTCCAAACTCATCTGTACCAACTTTATTTAAACTTTCGTGGTTTTTGAAATAATCAGACAGTCTGATGAAGTCTGAAGGGCTTAACACATTTTTTATAGTACCAGGTTGTATATTTATGCCATCCATTGTACTATCACATACCTTAAACCAGAGGTAACTGGATGTACCTGATGGTTATAAATAAAGTTAGATGGAAATACCAATAACTGATTCTTTTTTGCTTTAAATCTTAAATTAAATCTAGGGAACTCAACATCCCCACCCTCGTAATCTTCATTTATATAATAAGTCATGGATATTCTTCTTGTAAAAAATGGATGATCGTCAACGTGGTCGTGGAACTTTTGTTCTGGTCCATATCTAAGCAACTGTGGACTTTCAAATTTTTGAATTTTGGCATAATAAAAATCTTTATACTGATCTAAACACTTTGTCATTTCTGCATGAAACTCTTTTGTCATATCCGCTAGAATACCATCTTGTTCCCACTCATGGTGTGGCAACATAATTAGATCTGTATCTCTTGCTTTATAGTTAGAGCCAGATACATTTTCTTCTTCACTAACTAACACTTCTGCCTCACGCCAAGAAATATTGTTTTCTTCAATTGCTTTAATATATTCGATTGAGTTAATAAAAACATTATCAAAAAGCATTATTCCTGGTGCTAGTTCTTGCATGCTACCATTTCCCCAAAGGACACGATGCTTCTTTTAGTTTTACCTTTAGATGCATAAGGCAGCCACATTTTTTACATTGTTTTGTTAGCGAAATAAACTCTGGGCACCAATCACAAATATTGTATCTTGTTTGTGCTTCTTGGTCTGTTGCATGTTCTTTATTTGGATTTAATAAATCCCATGGCTTTACAGTTTTATTTTTTTTGGACATAATTAATTATATCACTTACTTGTTGTGAGTTACTATATCTCCAGCAATAATAATATCGCCTGGTTCTGCATTAAATATATACACTGGATCAGAGTTTGACATAATGTCAATAGAAGTTAGTACTACGTTGGTGTACATACCGCTTTCTGCATCATATTTAACAATAATATCTCCAACTTCTAACTCTGCGACCATTGCAAATTTCCAAGAATCCACACCATTTTCAATTTTATTAACCAAAATTGGGTGCTCTAGTGTAAATTGTGCTGATTGGTCACCATTAAAATAAACTGTTTGAGTTTTGTTTAATTCTTGAACATCTACTACTGTTGTATATGTATTTTCTATAAAAGTGAGAGAATCTGAAGACCAGTTAAACATCTCATAATCTGGTGCATCTGGACTAATTTCTGCATACGATACAGTCATGACTGAATCACCTATTTGAACATCTTTTGCTTGTTTTGCAATAAGATTATTATTTGCATCAACTAAGGTAATTTTACCAGTTATAGGGTCAACTGACTCTGAACCAATACCTGGCGCAAATCTAATAAATGTATTACCAGAAATACATTTTACTCCATATGTAGTTGTTGTAAATGAATATGGAACGACTGGTGGAACAACAGGTGGAACAACAGGTGGAACGACTGGTGGAACGACTGGTGGAACAACAGGTGGAACGACTGGTGGAACAACAGGTGGAACAACAGGTGGAACGACTGGTGGTGTAACTGGGGCAATAGCGCCACCACAGCAAGCCCATCCACTTGGAATAGAGTAAGAACTTGATCCACCTAAGTAGGTCAAACCTAATTCGGCACATGTATAAGATGTTGGATTTGTAATTGTGCCTGGGCAGTCTGGAAGTGGTGGAGTTACAGGTGGAGTTACAGGTGGTGTAACTGGTGGAACGACAGGTGGTGTTACTGGTGCTGGTGGTGGACACTCCCATGTTTCTTGTGTATAGTCGCAAGACCAATAATATACAGCAACAGTAGTTGGAACTCCATTACAAACTCTAGTTTCATTTCCACTAAATACCCATTCACATGGTGGATTGACAGGTGGCGTAACAGGAGGCTCTACAGGTGGCGTAACAGGAGGCTCTACAGGTGGAGTTACGGGTGGTGTAACTGGAGGGACAACAGGTGGGACTACAGGTGGTGTTACAGGTGCAACAACGTAAATATAATATGTAAAAGAAATATTAGTCTCGTAATCAACAAGTGTTCCTGCAGCAACAGACTGTGTTGCAATTCTATTATTTAGATTAGAGTTTGATGTAGATGTTGATCCGTTATTGGTGTAATTGAGTCCTGTTGCTTGCAAAGCAGAAATTGCATCTGTATATGTCAATGTTGAAAGATCTGGTACCGCTACCATTCCTTTTGATGATGACCAGAACCCTAAATTCAGCATCTTGACCTACGCCGTCAAATCGCCTATTAGCAACCAGGTATTTGTATCGACCTTAGTAAGAACGGCTCCTGAAAACTGAGCAGCAATTTTTTTATTAGAATTTTTACTATTAATTGTTACGCCAACTGCTCCATCAATAGAAACATTTCCAGTTCCATTTCTAACAATTTCTACTTTTTGTCCTATCACAAAGGGTGTGGTGCTATTTGCTGGAATTGTAACAACCAAATCACTAGAAGATGTAAACATAAGAGTTTTTCCAGAATCTTTTTTTGTAATCGTGTAATCTGCAATTTTAGTAACAAAACTAAATGCATCATAGACATATCTCCACTCGCCATTATAATAATATTGAACTTGATTTATAACACTTCCATCATCTTCTTGTCTAACAAAACAAACGACTCCATTAGTAGGAGATATAATTGCTGTATCTCTAGCAGTAGGATTTTGAAAATTATTTACTCCAGCCTTTGCATTTACAACTGTATCAAAATTAACTACTGATGAAAATGTTTGGTCTGCTGTCCATGTATATTCTGCATTAGTATTAACTGCTCCACCGATAGCATACCAAGTATCATTAGATTGATTGTAGATATATGCTATCTTTCCATCTGAATTAATTGTTGCCATTTGATGTTATCCCCAATGCTCTTAATTCTGCTTCTGTAATATTTGTAGCAGCAATTAATTTTGCAATACCACTTTCACGCAGTTGTTCTTCGGTAGTTTTTTCTTTAGCCATTATGCACCAATCTCTCTCCATGCAGATCCCGACCATACATATAAAGTAAGTGGTGATGAATCTGAATCAACCCAGAGAGTTCCAGTTGTTGGATTTGATGGTGCTGAGGTTTGATATGATGCTGTAGCATATTGAACATCACTTGTAACATTACTTGTTGAGTCTACCCAGATATATCCATCATCTACTCCAGTTGGTGCAGATGGCAAAATAGCAGATCCTAAAGCGTCTGCCTCAATAGCATCTACTCTGGTATCCAAAGCCTTTATGTGTCCTACAACAGAATCTGCAATAATTTCTGATTCAGAAGTAATTGTATTTGTTGTTCCATAATGATAAAGTTTTAATGCTGCCTGAATATCAGCGGGATCTTCAAATCCTGGGATTTTAGTTGGGTAAACTGTTCCTATATTTTCTGCAGCCATACATAAGATTATACCACAGTAATAAAGAGTTGTACTGACTTTGGACCAGACAAGGCCACAAATGAGCCATCTATAAGTTCTGAAGCATTAATGCTTATTGGCAAAACACGCTCACCGCTTACAGTATTTACCTCTCCAATACTCATTGAAGATACAAGAGGGTTCTGATTTAAAACATTATATTGAATATTAAAATTTTCAGCCTGTGCAGTTCCAACAAAATCAGCAGGTACGATCTCTGCTACTGGAACGTTCATCTCCCAAACACCGCTAGTAAAACTTGTTTCTGTATAATTTTTGCTATAAATATTAGAAACAAGTTTAAACAATTTTACCCAAGTATTTGTTCCTAAAACATTTTGTAACTGATAAACATACTGATATTCATCATCTGTAGATAAAATATTAATATACAAATCAAAGAGTTGACAATCTGGTGCCAACACTGTTAATCCATCTAATCCAATAACTGGTTTACCAGTATTGACAAAAATTTGACTTCCTCTATCTCCAGATGGACCAAAATCAACTTCAACATTTACAGTTTCTGGACCACCAAGAACTGCTAACTCATCACTAATAATGTATGCATCTACCATTATGCACTAACGCTCACTTGATCTGTTACAGAAATGTTACCAGTTAAAACTGTATGTACAAAAGAATAAGGTGTTGCAGATTTAGTAATTTCAACATCATAAACGTATGTTGTGCCTGCTGTTAAATAATCGGCATCTGCTGGTCTTATTGTACATGTAATATAATCATTTGTATTTGAAATTTCTGCAAGGGCTTCATGGTAGTTTGCACTTCCAGCAGACCCCCTAGCAGTTGAAAATGCAAACTTGACAGTATAGTCTTCTAAATCATACGCTGTTCCATCTGCTAACTTAGGATAAACACGAAACTGCAAGGTATCACCCTTATAATATGAAATGTTATATGTTCCTGGAAATGCCATGCTTTAATTATACCACGCTGACATAGATAGATTTCATAATAGCAGAAGCATCATAATCTGTTCTAATCTGAGGTACCGCTCCAGATCCCCATATTTTTTGATTTTCTATAAAAATCTGCTGTGTGACAGAAATTGGATAGGTATGTTGATATTTTAAAGATGCTACAAACTGCGAAACCTCATAGTCAGCGTTTGGGAAAAAGGTTCTCATCCATACCTCAGTATTACTGGTATATGTTGTTAGTTCAAAGTTATAAGTTATAAAAACTTGAGATCCTTGATTTAAGCCTTTAAAGTTTAACGTTCTTGAATTATCGTTCCAAAGGCTAACAGTATTTTCTGGTAAGTAAGACTCTTCTTTATTTTTATCTGATTTAATAAAAACATTAACCCAACCATCATTACCCTGCGTTACTCCAAGTTTGAAAACATTTGATAAATTATTAAAGTATGCTGCCCAACCTGCTTGTTGTCCCGATGAAGATAGAGAACTTTTTCCATCTAATCCTGGAATACCTCTGTCTCCTTTAGGGCCTTTTGGTCCTTCTGGGCCTGCAGGACCACGCTCTCCATCTTTGCCGTCTTTCCCATCTCTACCTGCTGGTCCTTGTGGACCTACTGGGCCAGGTACTGGTAAAAATGAAAGCGTATTTTCTTGAGAAATTCCAGGCTGACTTTGTTGTACTTGTGCTGCATAACTTGATTTTGATGCATTGGGAAAGTCCATAGATTTAGAAACAGCCATATGCTGATTATCTCATGAATTTATAAAAATTAATCTTCTTTTATATAAACACCAGCGATATGAAAATTATCAGCAGTGGTTAAAGTAATTGGTTCTCCTTGAGCAAATGCTGACTCTTGTCCATTTGAAATTGTATAATAAAGCATTAACTGGTTAGACCCTGCTGCAACATTTCCAGAAACAGAATACTCTCTTCCACTTGAATCATCATGTAGGTGACCTTCACGAATATAAGTCTCATGCTTAACATTAAATGGTAATGTTACATAGTATTGACCAGAACCAAAGTTTGTTATATTAGACATGTCAACATTTACTCGAAAATATACAAGTGGGCCCATTTTAACGTAACTTCCGTCAAATAGAGGATCACCGTTGAACTGTGGCTGAGTTCCAGTTGCGCCTCCTCCAACAACATATGATACTTCGTCAATTGCTAGATCATTAATAGACGAAATGATTGGTTGAGTAAAACGTGCCACTATTCAAGACCTAACTTAAACATTGCTATCTGTGAATTATTTGTATTGCTAATTGCATACAAAGCATTAGACCCAGGCAGTTCCACGGACCATGCTGCTCCTGGAGAAAGGCGATATCCATAGTCAGAGGTGGTTACTCCTTCTCCGCCAAGATACACATAAGCGGAATCGTGAACATTTTGAATTGTTATATCCATTCCAGAATGAAGTCCATTTGGAGTTAGTCGTGTTGCGCTTGTATTACTTAAACTTACCAATGAATGCATTGTCATTATTTAACCACCTTAAATGTTTTATTTCCAACTCTTACTACTGGAGGTAGTTCGGGTCTTCTTGTTGTAACTTTAACTACAGCCATTATAGTGAACCACTAACATCACCAATTACAAGGATGTTTCCTATTACTGGAGTCCAAACTGTGTCACCAATAGTAACTTGAAGATCAAAACTAAGTTCTGCTAAAGCAGATCCATATCCAGTACCCCAGTATTGAGTAAGGTCAGGTCCTGCAATAATGTCTACATATCCTTCTCCAGGGGTAACTGTAAGTTCATCAATAATGTCACCTTTTGGATCGTAGGAACTTGCAGTATATTCCCAATCTGATGTATCAAAATGTGTTGTTTCATCATTTTCTAAAAATTCAACTCTAATGGAAGCGGTATCGCCTCTAACGACATTCCACTTAATTCTTGCTGGATCAGCCCCAAAAATCTCAGGTCCGCACATAGTCATAATGTGATTATACCATTAAATTACAAAAAAGATACCTAGAATAGGTGGGTATAAGAAACTATCCTAGGTATCAGATAAAAGTATATCATATCAGGGCAATCTGGACATTAAAAATCAAGATATAAAAAGTTTACCAAATTGTTACAATACCTTTTGTCCGTTTTGTAATAGTAAGTCATAGAATGTCAGAGTTACCAATGGTGTATACTTTAAATATATATAGAAAAGAAAACTATCTTTAAAATTAATATATCTTATATATTATATATATTATATATACTACTTCTGTCGAGAAATATATTCTACAAACAAATCGTATAAATGGTCAAGTTTTTCTTTTTGCTCTTGACGTTTATCTCTAGCATGCTCTTGTTCTTTTTTGATCTGTTTAATTTCATCACGCATTGAAGATCCACCATTGGTCTTGGTTTCTTTACGAATATCTTCTACTGCTTCCTTTATTGGATCAACCTGGACTTTAATATACCATCTAATACCACCCAGAATAATTGTGCCAATTGAGAGTATTGTTAAAATAAAACCTGCCCAGTCTTGAGTGCTCATAATGACTAATTATAACAAATTATTTTAATAAAAGTTATATGGTAAAATAAAGTATGGCGGAAGATGTTAAGTTTATTGACTTATTTGACCCAAATTCTCCAAGATCAGATCGTGAACTTATTGAATCTAGGTTAAATGTGTGTAATTCTTGTGAATGGTTTAACAAGCGTCTTGCCAAATGCAAAAAGTGTGGATGCTTTATGAAATTAAAGTCTACACTTAAGCAGGCAAAATGTCCAATAGGGAAGTGGTAATATGACATCAAATACTCATGAACTGTTTTATAATTTTAAGCCAGTTCTAATTGACAACTTGTTTACTGAAGAAGAGATTGAAAGTATTTATAAAACTAGATTTGAAATTGCGCCAGGCAAGAAAAATGGCGACGGTACAGATTATGTATTTACTGACCCTTCTTGTGGATATATTACTTGTGTGTATCCTTTTGAATATAGTATACGCAGAAAAATTTTAAATGAGATTGCAAAACGAGTTCCAATATATATAAAAGAAGACGGTAACCATATGCCTAGATATACCGTTGATTCAGGCTCTAAGCCTTCTCTAAGGCCTCATTATGATGTTGGTATGGTATCTGCTTCATTTACCCTTAGTGTTCAACTAAAACATACTAAGCCATGGGATCTTTATGTTGAAGGAGAAAAGTTTAATCTTGAATATAACCAAGCAGTTTTGTTTTCTGGAAGCCATCAAATACATTGGAGACCAGATATAGAATTTGACAAATCGGACTATTATGACATCATCGTATGTCAAGTCTATGAAGATACAGAGAGTCCGCTAATGCTTGACGATGCCCATAGAGCAAAGATGCAAACAAAAGCGGACTTCTATGTAAATAAGTTTTTTAATTCTTAACTACTGGGAAACCAGACTTTTCCAAAGCCTCTAGGAGAGGTGGATCAAGTTCTTCAATCTTCTTATGTGTTACTCCACCATTGTTTGAATTAATGTGAATTACATCTGTACGGATCAACTTTGAATTGTCCTCTTTGTCCGCAAATGTCTTAATTACAATGATATAGTCGCAAAAGTCTTTAAAAATAAAGTCTCTTGCTTGAGCGGTTTCTTCTTGAGTTACGTACCAGTCGGTTTCAACAAAACTCATCTTTTCTAGTGCCATCGGCATCTCCTTTGTTCTTTTCAATTATAGCATAGTGGTATAATGAGTAAATGATTATTGAACCCACAAAGCCTCGTGAAGAAAAAGATTTTTTTACGCCAGAAGAGTACGCATCCATCTATAAGACCATTAACGACACTATGGAAATGGGAATTAAAGATTCGGGAGATAAGTGGCAACACTTCCGCAAAAATACTAATAATGGATTTAACGTTGTTTTTCTTTCGGAGCGTCGCCAGGGTCCACTACCTGGATTATCTCAAGAAGTCGAAGATAAAATTCGAGCGAAATTCGAAAAAGAGGCTAATGCTCCTGTAGATCACATAGGCATCCTATGGGCTAGATATACGCTTGAAAGCGGTGCTTTGCCCACATTAATGCCACACCAAGATAGATCGGAAACACATGTGGCTTTGATGTTTACTGTAGAGTTAGATACAAACATCAATTGGGATTTTTATGTAGAAGATGAAAAATTTACTATGGAAAAAAACAAGGGTATTTGGTTCAGCGGGACACATCAATCTCACTGGAGACCTGACTATGATTTCCAAGAGGGTGATTATTACGATATTATCCTATGTCAAACACACAGTAGTTTAGATGATAATCCGCTAGAAGAAGAACATTGGCTAGATGGAGATGACCATTCAAATGAGGTATCAGAGAAGTATGCTAAACTATTAATGAATTCAAGAGCAAAAGCAGCCATGATGAATGGCCCTTGTCAGTAACGGAGATATAAGTGGATAAGCAAGAAGTAGTTAGTTTTATGACAGATATTGTCGTTAATTGGAATAGAAAAATGGCAGCAGATCAAAATGTAGATATTGAGCCTTGGTTAGAACAGGCTATGCCTCAATTGAAATATGCCAATGAACTCTTATATGATGCTTTGAGTGCCCGTGGAATTATCAAATAGAGAATGTGGTTCTTGTACTAAATGCTGTGAAGGATATATATCAGGTGGAGCACATGGCATTAAGTTTGGAAATGGAGTACCCTGCGAATTTCTAGCATGGGGTCATGGTTGTACGATATATGAGGATAGACCTTTATCCCCTTGCAAAAAATTTAGATGTATGTGGTTAAAAGATCCAGATATTCCAGAAAATCTAAAACCAGATATATCTCAAGTAATGGCTATGCGTAAAGGCCAAAATTTTATTGTTTTAGTTAATGTAGGTCCAAATCCAAATATAGAGGCTATCAATTGGTATAGATCTTGGTGTTCTGAAAATAATTTTAATTTAGCATATCGTCAAGACAATAGGGATATCTTTGAAGGAGATCCAGCCTTTGTTGAGAAGATGTATAGTTCTTTATGGTCTTCCTAAGTCTTCCCAGAATTTTTCCCTACCCATATCATCAGTAACAGGCATAGGCTTAGATTCACATTCTGCACAGACTAAATCTGAAAAAATTTTTGAAGCGAGACTTTCCATTTCTGGTTTATAGATTGGAGATTCAAAATTGAACTCATCGTCCCAGGCTTCCTCTAAATTATCTAATATTCCCATGAATTCATTTTACCACAAATCTGAATATTTTTGCCAGATGTATGATACGTGATCTACAAAACAAAAACAAAAAAATATAGTGAGCACATAATTAGCACCCACTATACGCACCTATTTAATTAGAAGTACATGCACATTTTGTTATTGTTATCGTGTTACCCTCTTGGATAACTGTAGCGAGTGTATCGCATGTATCGCATAGAAAGATGTGCATTATTCGCACTCCCCACATGGACATTGTGGAAATTCATTTTCTAATTTAATGCGATTAGCAAGTTGCATAACCTTGTTATAGGTATCAGCACTAGCACCTCTAAAAGATACTACCTCGCCATTAGCGACTTTTTGAGCAGCGATAGCAATACGCTGTTCTAGGTTGAATTGTCCATACTTAGAGGACTTAATGTAATTTTTATCTAGTGTAATCATTTGACTACCTTTCATTTATTGAGACTTTCTCAATTTCTTATAGGATAATACTAGCACACACTTTCCCAAAAGTCAAGCCTTAGCACGGCGTGTCGCATGTTATCTATGTCACAGGATAAATCGGACATTTGGGACATCGACTCGGGCAGTTATCCACATGACGCACATCACACTACGTATTTACGCTCAAGTTATCCACATGATGTACCTCACAATCCCATATATCCCTTATGTCCGTTTTGTACCCCTAAAAATGTCAGACCCCTATGTTAGACTTCTATGTATAGAAAGTTGAAAAAGAAGTAAACTTAATAAAAATGAAAGGTGGTCTAAAATGACTACACTAACAATTAACGAAGTATGTAAAACACATACACCTAATAAATCTGCTAAATCATTCCATAATGATACATGCTACACATTCTGCGAAGTATGTGAACAAAATATAGAAAGTTTCTATATTGACTCAGACGGTGACCGTCTAGGTATGTGGTCTAAATGGGAGGTATCTAAATAATGAATTATACAGATATCCAAAATGCGTTAGACGCTAAAATTGCTGGTGGTTACACATCATGGTCACATGTAGCCACTTTCTATTGTGACTATAATGTAAAGGGTAATGACCCTAATTGTAAGCATGAAACATGGACAGATGTTCAAGGTGTTTCTACTAGACAGCCTTACTTTAATCGTTATTGCGATACATGTGGTTATCGTAAACTATTCGTAAAGTATGCGAAGTTTAATTCTAGAAAGAAAGGTAAGTAAATGAGTACTTATTTCACTATCCCCTCCGTATGTGGGGCGTCATCTACTAGCGTAGATATGTATGACTTAGAACTAAATAGCGATATCGTATGTTGCGATAATTGCGAATCTATCTTGATGTGCCGTAAGGCATGGGACTACCTATACAAGGAGGCAAAATAATGAGCGCTAATTTAGAACTCTTAAAAGAAATAAAAGAAATGTCTACTCAAATTCGTAGTGGAATTCAAGATAGCGGAAACGCTTATCTCATGGGATACATGTGGGCTTCACTCACAATAAAACAGCAAAACGAAATTGCAAAATCATTTCGTGAGCAATTAGCAGAAAGCAAGGAAAACTAAAATGGAAAAAGATTTATTTGGATTTAGCGATGCAATTAATTTAGATCATCTTAATTTAGAACAACTAAAAGAATTAGAAAAGATTTTAGAAAAAATAAAATAAAAAACCGCTAAAAGCGGCCCGAGGCGAAATGTCCGTTTTGCACCCTTTATGTTGTGACTTAAAACACAGTTAAGTTACGGCGTGTCGTCTTGACTTTTTGAGATTTCTATGCTAGTATTACTACTATAAAATTAAATAAAGATAAATAAGGCAGTGAGCCTAGCAAATAAATGTGGTGTAAATCACAGTGAGCCTAGCAAATAAATGCCCTAATTTGTCAGACCCCCGTGATAGGATAGTCTTATCACTTAAAATGAAAGGTAGTCAAAATGACTTACACTATAACACTAGAAACCTTCAATGGTTCAACTTCAAAAATCAACCTTCCTTCAAAGGGTGCGGTTGCTCAGTTCATCTCAACTTACCCTGAAAAATTGCCTGTTGGCGTTTCAGTAAAAATCGCTTGCGATATTCTTGGTGTTCGTGGAACGCTAAAGGGAAAGGCGGTTCTCTAATGTCTACATACACAAGAAAAACTTTTGTCGCTGTTGCTGATATTCTTAGCCAATTCTCTGATGTAATTCATGAAATTGCTTTTGAAGATTTGGTAAATGAGTTTGGAGATTTATTCTCTGCTGATAATGCTAATTTTGATTTTGAAAAGTTTAGAGAGGCGTGTAACAAATAATGAACACATACTATTTCGATTTATGGACTGTGTGGGCTGTAATAATTGCGTTGCTTGCTTCAATGCTAATGTTAATTTATTCAATGGTAACGATTTACTATAAAGATAAATACATAATTGAATTAGAAGAAAAACTAAAACTATAAAATAGGAATCCTGAGCACGATCTAAAACTGCTTGAAATTTCAACTAAAATGGCCCGAGCAGTTATCCACAGGCTGTGGAAAACCTTACGTACGATGTGATTTTTATCACAGACTTTGAGCGTCTCACTATTTAAGAATACTCGCTAGTAAGTTGATATTTTATGAGTAATAGGCTAGACTTACATAGTAAGAAAAAATAAATATTGAACACTTACGGCGTGTCGAATTGAAAATGTCAGCCACATAGTGTAAGATATTTATATCAGTTAATGAAAGTCTCTTGAAAGGAGAACTGAATGTCCGCAAATGTATATTCAATTAAAGACCTACTTGTAGGAACTAATTACTACTCACGCACCTTGCAAGGTGAAATTGTATCAGCAGAGGAACACCCTCACGCAGTTTGGTATGAGGGTTGCGAAACTTATCTTGTTGAGGTTGCACCTAATAGTGGCTACAATAATTTTGGTCGCAGAACTTATCGTACAGTTGCAGTAAAGGTTGGTGAATAATAATGGGATATGTAGAAATTTTTAGAATTGACAATGACGGCGCAGGTTGGGTAGATTTATCTAATGCTACACCTAGCGAATTGCTAGATTTAGAAATAGGCTTATTTCAGGAAGGGGCTATCTAATGGCTAAGATGAAAGAACTAGTTGCAGAAATAACTACTTGCGATTTATGCTATGGCACAGGTTGGTTATTTTTTGGAAATGGTATAGACTATGATACAGAAAGTTGCGATTGCAACCCTCACCAATTATTTATCACTAAGGAGAATGACTAATGGAATACCTATACGCAGTAACTAGCACTAACGATAACGCTACTAGCCCTGAATGGGTTGGTCGCTATGATAACGCACTTGATGCAGTAGATGTATTTAATAAGTTTATTGACTTTGGCGATGCTAATAACTATCGCACAATTAACTTGTCTGAGCCGTCAGGTAAGATGCACACTAAGATATTTTATCGTAATGGAAATGTAGGAGGAAAATAATAATGGGATACACAACAGCGCAGGAACTTGCTTCCATTCTAGACCTTGAAAGTAGTATTGAAATGCACTTGGTTGCTAATCACTATCCTCCAGTCCCTAAGTCAATGGTTCAGCCTTGTATTGCTGCCATAGATGCATATTGGGAAGAAGACTATGACCAGCCAATTAAACTTCCAGACGGAGTATTTTGGCGTGGAGAAGAATACGCACCTGCACACGCTATCGTTGAGGCTCACCACCTAGATGCTTGGTTGCCTCATGGTATTGACTGCGAATGCTTTGATTGCTTAGGGGAATAAAATGGGTGCTACAATGTTGAATATGGAATTTAAAAAAGTAGATGTACTCAATGTCGATCAGTTAGAGATTGACGATTATATTTCAGTTAATGGTGAGATTGTTCAGGTAGTTGGTATCACACCACTTGCAGATGGTTATGTAATAATGTATTTAGATAACTATGATGAAGAAGATTTAATTGAAGTTGATGACTACGCTACATTCAATTGGTATGTACCAGTTGATGACGAAGACGAATAATTATTCACTGCCCTGCATAAATGGGGCCCGAGCCGTTTTGTGAGATTGATCACATTTAAGAAATTGACATTTTTAGCCATGTTTGCTAGTATTAAGTTATGAAAAAGACACCAGAGGAATTACGTAGACTGCAAGAATTACGCAGATCTAACGCTGCCTCTGCCGTGCCTTCAAAAAAACAATATAAAAGAAATAGACAAAGCACTAGAAAAATGCTAGACTTATCTAAAGAACAAAAGGAGACCCCCTAATGAAATATGAAAATGATGAATTCATGGATGAATACTATGCAGGTATCTGCCCAAAATGCAAAGAAAATCAGTGCGATGAATTTATGCCTATGTGTGAGCACTGCTGGCTAGATGAATTAGCAAATTCTTATTCTCATGAAGACGCTGCTCTAGAAATGAGCCTAGGCCTTGACTACTAATACACTTAAACTTAAGCGCTCTAACGATAGAAAGGTTGCTAATCTTGTCACAAAAAATGGAAAGCAGGCCGCAATTGCTAACACCTTCGGACTACCCGCAGGAAAAAATTATTCATGTCCTGGCGCAACGTCTGTCTGTGAGACTGTTTGCTATGCAGGCAAATTGGAAAAGATATTCCCAACCGTAAAAGTTAATCTATTGCATAACTGGGAATTGCTACGCAATGCAGATATGGAAACAATGTACACTCTACTTTCAGAAATGATTGCAGAGTTTAAAACTGATTGTGTAAAGAAAGACGCCCCTATGCTCTTCCGCATTCACTGGGACGGAGATTTCTTTAATGATTTCTATACATATGCATGGAAGAATGTAATCAATGAAAACCCTGACATTCAATTCTGGGTATACACTCGTGTAAAATCTGCTGCACTCATCCTAAAGGATATCCCTAACCTATCTTTATATTATTCTACAGATAGTGCCAATGTGAAAACTGGCGTAGAGTTAAAAAATAATCATGGCGTACGCCTTGCATATCTTGCTAAGAATTTTGCAATAGGCCAAGCAGATATGAAAGAAATGATTGGAAAGCCTGGCGCTAAGTGTCCTGAAAATAAAAAAGCAATTCCACTTATTAGCACTGCAGGGTCCGCTTGTGTTTCTTGTTCGCTATGTGTATACTCTAAAAGTGATATCGTATTTAGCGCTAGTAAAAAATAAATGAAAACCTTTGCGTTTATTTTACTTTGGTTATTTTATTTATTCTTGTTGCAATAAATCCCCCGCCATGATCAGAAAGGGCTCGGGGGGCCAAAGATGGTTTTGTCAAGTTAAGAACACGCTGTTAAGATGTGGGGTTTATCACACTGGAAAATGTCATTTGGATTGGTATTTTTGAGATTTTTACTCTATAATTATATTATACCCAAACAGAAAGGAAGTCCCCAATGACTATCTCAGGTTACACATATCAGATTGGTGATTTATTCACTACATCTAAGACAGGCGTTACAGGTCGTATTGCAGACTTTACACCAATGTCTAATAAGGTTACCAGAGTTTCTTTGGTTTTGGCAAATGGCTCACGCCGTCTTGCTATGGTCAAGACCTCTAAATAATCTCAAAATATGAGAAATCTCAAAAATAACTTGACGAGAAATCTCAAAAATGCTAAAATTAAATATAACAAACAACAACTAACAAAGGAGAAAAAATGTCAGTAGCAACAGCAACATACAAGGTAGGCGACACCTACACAACACAGAAGTCAAAGGTTACAGGAACAATTCTTGAAATCACACCTAACAAGGACGGACAGAGCGTTCGTGTTAAGTTAGATGTAAATGGCACACCTCGTTATACAACTTGGACAGCAAAGTAAATTGACTAAATCTCCTGAGCATGAGATAATTAAACTGCTCAACATACCCCCAACTAACAGAAAAGGAAAACCCAATGGCTAGAGCAATCTCAGTTAAAGTATCAACAGCAAAAGTAATCAAGGCACTTGAAGACAAACTTACAAATAGTGCAAAGGCAATTACTAACAACGAAAAGAAGCGCAAGGACTACGAGAAGGTAGAAAAGGCGTGGGCTAAGGAAGTTGCAGAACTTATCGTCAAGCAAATTAACAAGGCAGAGGTTTCTGCACATGAGAATTGGCGTGGAGAAGTATCTGCTAGTTTCACAATTCCTGCTAATGAAATCAAATTGCCAAAGAAGCCTGAACTTGACCTTGAACAAGAACTTGGTCGCTATGAAGTTTCAGAAATTGAAAATGCAATTCGTATTCTCAAAATGACGGACGAGGAAGTTGTAAATGCTACAACTTTCAAGACTATCGCTCAGTATCTTTAATTAGATATTCTGACCTGAGTAAGTCAGTATAAACTGCTCAATTTTCTCCCCTGCGTTCAAGGCAGATTTTCTGCGAAAGTCCCCTGGGGGGATCGAAACAGAGGCAGTTTCGTGAGTATCTCGCCTAATGTCGTAAGTAAGAACTCACCCCTACGGGGGTCCTTGACATTGTCAGTGGCCACCAGTATACTTAAGTAAACAAACTAACAGAAAGCAGGCCCCCATGGACCAATCAGTAATAGCAACAGCGGAATTCCTTAATCGACAGATTGCTGCATTGCAGGAAGCAATTGAGAAAAAGGATGCGATGATTATTTCACTGCAGGACCGCTCATCAGATAATCTACAGCGCTCATATGCAATTAATGCAGAGATGCAGAGAATGCGTGATTCCATGCACGAGTGGACCATGGATGCACTACGTGACGATGTTCTTTCAACTACACAAGCAGAAGAGATTGCAGACATTTGTGGATTTGAATTAACTAAAGAAATTGAAGCAGAGGTTACCGTAACTTACAGCATAACAATGCAGGTACCTCATGATGAAGATGCAGAAGATATTGTAAACAATATTGACTTCGAAACCATTCAGTACAACGATGACTACATCACATGGCTCAGCGCCAGTGTTGACAGAATCGATATTTAGTAGGGGGCTACTAATAGACCTGTCACATGTCTCTAAACTGGATAAGGGCCCTGAGCACGGCCACGTAAACTGCTCATTTTTTATTCACTGCACTGCATAAATATGCGGCTCGGGGGGCGTGATCAATATCACATGTGTTTAAGATCACCTTAAGAAAATGTCCGATTTGCCCCATGATTACGTACACTATTTGACATTGTCAGACCCACAGTGTAAAATTAAACTATCAACAACAAAAAGGAGAAAAACTCATGGCACATGACCTAGAAACACAAAACGGAAAAACCTCTTTCGCTTCTTTCCGTGAACCTGCTTGGCATGGATTGGGTACTGTCTTTACAGAAGAAAAAACAACAAGCGAAATGCTAGAGGCTGCAAACCTCAATGGTTGGAATGTTCGTCTGGAAGATTTAGAGACCCCTACCCATTTAACAAGTGATAAATCATATCAGTACGTATTGCGTACTAACCCTACAGATAAAACTCAAACTGACATTCTTGGAATTGTTGGTGAGCGTTATGTACCCCTACAAAATGAAGATTTATTTTCATTTGGTGATAACATTCTTGACGGTGGTGGTCGCTGGGAGACTGCTGGCGCAATCAAGGGTGGGCGTGTAGTATTTGGCTCTCTTGCTCTTGAGCGTGAGACAGTTCTAGACCCTAGCGGTGTTGCAGATAAGGTAAAAACTTATTTGCTCATCAACACATCACACGATGGTTCGATTGCTATTCAAGCAAGCATTACACCTGTTCGTGTTGTATGCGCTAACACTCTTAATCTTGCTCTTGGTGGCATAGGTCGTAAGAAGAATAAGGGTATCAAGCAATCATTCAAGATTCGTCACACTCAGACTGCTGAGGGTAAGATTCAGATTGCACGTGAGACTCTTGGTCTTGCTAATGCGTACATGGACGAATTCGACATCATGGCTAAGGCTATGTTCGAGAAAGAAGTCACCGCTAAGCAATTCAACGATATTATTCTTGCTGCTTATGCAAAGCCTGAGAAAGATTCTAAGGGTGCGCTAAAGAAGTGGGAAAATAAAATTGACACCATTAACGATATCTACACTGGTGAATTTAATGGTATGATTGCTGGTAATGCTTGGGGTGCTTTCAATGCACTTACAGAACGCCTTGATTGGTATCGTTCTGCTCGTGGTGGTTCTAACGAATCAATTCTTGCAAGCGCAAGCGGTTTTGACCCTGCAATTAACGCAGAAAAGAATCGTCTGCTCAAAGTTGTACAGAATGTTATGCAATTAGCATGATAAAATAAATTTGCGACGTCAGAAACGCAACATCCTGAGCATGATGTAAAACTGCTCACTTGGTCACGTAGTTCAGTTGGTTAGAACGCCACCCTGTCACGGTGGAGGTCGAGGGTTCGAGTCCCTTCGTGATCGCAAGCGTAAATGGGGCCCCGAGTTGAGATTTTCTCGGGCTTGTGATTAAGATCACATAAGATTTTTCCCCAAATCTTATTACGTACTTGACATTAATTTCCTGGGGCTGTAGAATTAATACATGACCCAAACAACATATCCAAACACAGTAAATGACCTAATTAATGAAATATATGAGGATAATTATTCTCATCTAGAATTTGAAGCCAATATGGGTGGAGAAGACTGCGACTGCCATATACATACTACACTAAACACTATTGCTAAGTATGCAGGAATAGAGGTAGAATAATGTTAGGCTATACAGTAGACGACTTAGATGAAATGATCAATTCTGTTCATGATGCTAAATTGTTTTATATTAGAAACTCTAATGTTACCTATGTAGATAAAGACCCTATGGTTGAGGGATTATTAAAAGCAATTAGTTTTATGCAAGGCCTATGGGCAGAAGGGTACTTTGACTAATGTGGACTAAGTATAGTTATGTTTGTACTGATTGTGATGCCTTAATGGAGGTTATTACTAATAAGACTCCTAATCATGATCCCGCTTGTGTTTGCTCCCTGGACACTTTTGTTACCCGTACCGCCGTGGAACCTGAGCAAATGCCTCCTGTGATTAGTATCACACCTTCAAATGTTGTAAAAATCAACTCCAACCCTTATAATTAATATAAAGGAGAAAACAAATGCCAACATATAATGTAAATGTAATTGTAGAGTATAACTACGAGGTAGAAGCAGACACACCTGAAGAAGCAGAGGAGTATGGCTGGGACTACGAGGGTTATGCCCACTTTGCAGAAGTCAATATGATTGATGTTGAGGAAGTTTAGTGCAAGACCTCAACACATTCAAGGAGTATCTCAAACTACATATCCTTAGCCTTGAGCAGGATAGCGAGTTCCTTGAGAAGCAAATGGATAACTATACTAACTATGAAGACGATGACTATCGTACCCTTGAGATTGAGGATATCTCTAATAATGGTCAAATCATTGCCTGCTATCACTTACTAGGAGTATTGGATGAGCACTAAGTACCCCTTTATCCCTGATAATCTAGTTAAGTCTTTAGAGGATGTATCTATTCCCCTAATTGATATCATGCATGGGCACCTTAAAGTAGAAATGCTTGAGTGTCAGGAGAAGTTGGAGCGCTGTGATCAAAGCGATGAGTATGAATGGCTAGAAGGTTATATGCAGGCCTTGACAGATATGTACTGTATGACATATAATTTATCTATAGACAGACAACAGATAGAGGATACCCAATGAACCCACAACAAATGCTTGAACAAATGATTGACAAGGCTACTTTAGACTTTCTAGAAATAGCCAAGGCAGAGGAAGAGGATGACTATAGCGATGCTATGGTATCTATGGAACGTACTGAGGCTAGTGGCTATGTAGATGGATTATCTGCCGCATACCACCTCATTTTTGACAAACAATATATCTCTCCAGTAGAATTGGCAGAATGACAATGGAAACCTTTATTGAGCAAACATTCGAATTCTGGCTAGAAGAGTTTAAGCCAATCACTAATCATATAGACAACAATGCTTCATTCGACGGTGCCATGTTTGAGACCTATGGCGATGAGGTTGAGTTTGTTAAATCACAAGACCCACGCTGTATCTGGACATACGGTGATGGAGACGACGGTGGTAGTTATATCTGGAATGGCTGGCACTTTGTAAATAGAATTGGTTATTTTATTACTGAAGTACCGTGCCCTGATAATACTACTATTCAGGTGCAGGTTAGCCCTTATTGGCATTGCTGTGAGAACTGCGGTGCTGAGTTTGAAGATGATGGCCAAGTAATTGCTGAAAAGTTTGGTGGCTTTGATTTTGATTGCTGCCCTTTCTGTGCTACAGTAGAACAACTTAAAGAGATAGAGGAGTATGCAAATGGGAGCAAGAATTAATTTTGTATTCAAGGACGGAACTGACTCATCTGTAGTTTTGTACTCACATTGGGGCCAAAGCGAATGGGAGTCTGACATTGCTGCAGCGCTAGAGCATGCTAAGCCCCGCTGGAATGATTCATCATATGGGACCAGAATGATGATTAGTTATCTTATTCAAGACAGCGTCCTAGGCGAAACAGGATATGGTATCTATGCTGTATCAGGTGATAACTTTGACCTAGGTGAGCAAACAGTGGTTATCGATTTTGTTAACAAGACTGTTACTGATAATGTTTCCGTGCCATGGGATAAATTTGTGGCTGCCTATTCGCCACTTGCCACAGTCTAGAAATGGGTCACTAGACTGATCAGGGATGGGGCAGGCTAATTGGGTGGCTTGCCCCTCCCACACCTTTCTGATACAATGAACTAAGGAGAATACTATGCGACATAGAATGACACAAGAAGAAAAAGTTGCCGTCAAAATTGGTGACCTGCTTGCAGATTTGCGACTTGACATTGAGCAAGTTGGCACTTATGTAGCAAGAACTGGCGGGGGAGTAGTAAATCACAGACTAAACCTACTTACAGAAGTAGCAAACGAGGAGTATAAGGGACATGACATCAGAGCCAACCAATATAGATTATTCTAAGAAATGTTTGATACTTGCAGACTTTTGGCTGAATTATAAAGACGAAGAAGAGTTTGATGATTTCGTAGAATATAATGATATTGGTTTGCCGCTGGCTTTCATGATAACAGAAAATATCGTAGAGTCAACTCAGGTTGGTGAGATATATGTTAACGAGGCTTGGGAGTTATTGTGTGCAGCACTCAATGTTGATTCTAAACAAAACTATGATACATTAGAGGACATGTTCTTAGACGCTGGGGCTCAGGAAGACTGACTATCCTGGGCTACGGCCCGAGCATCAAACAAACATATCAAACATCATTACGAAGATCATTCCAATTTCCTGGAACTTTTTATTACGAAGGAGTATAAAAAATCCTGGACATTCTACCAAACAATTGTTTGTTTGTCAAACATGACACATGTGATATCAAACAATGATATAATTCTTATATGGGAAGATCACACTTTGCAGATTATAGAAAAACAAATCCAAAAGAATATGAGGCTTTCTCTAACTCTATGTGGAATGGCTTTGTATCTATTACTAAGCATGTTCCTATTGTTAATAGATTCTTTTCCTTTACCCCCGACTTTTTAGCGGACACAATAGATTACGAAGACCTGGACGCAGGCCAGGCCCTGGGCGAAGCCCTGGGGCAAGTGTACGGATTTTCCCAGGGAGTACCAATAGATCCCTTTGATAATACCAAATCCCTATAGTACAAACACCTATATATAAAACAATTGTTTTTCAAACATTTTGTTTGATATTTTTTATTTTCAAACAATTTATTTAAATTTATTACGAAATTCGACAAAAAATCCTCAGATATTTGTCATATGTTTTGTGTCAAAACAAAGTTGACAAACACTAATGTTTGGTATATAATGCATGGCCCATATGTTGGATATGAATGTTTGACAAATGTTTGGATATGTGGTATAAGTGTTTGGATAGGGGTGTTTGGGCCAGGGGATTACGACGGCCCTCCTTAAAGATGCGCTATACTCCACTATCCTCCACTTTACTCCACTTATACCTTGTCTAATAATATAATCAGTAAGATTAATCTGTGGATAAACCTGTGGATAACTAACAAAAAAGGTACATTCCAAACCATAATATCCGATCAAATGTACCTTAACCAGACAATAGGTACATTGTGGATAACTATCAAAACCTGACAAACTGTGTAGCAAAACCTAACAAACCACCATATCAAACCTAACAATCAAGTGTATATAACACCTTAAAACCTAACAAATTAAGGCACTACAACACCTTAGCCTGTGGATAACTTTTACAAAAACCAGGGGATATCAAACACTCTTGATCGCTTTATTGACCATACGGATCAATTGTTTCTTACTTATCCTTGATGCATCAAATGTCTCAGTATATCCACCTTGGGGCATATCTTCTTTATTCATAAATGGCTTATATTTCTTTCTTAGTGTTTGTAGTACTAGGGATTCTATGGCTCTTGCCTTATCCCCCTCAAAAAAATGCCAATAGGCCACTAATAGCCATCCCCTCTGCCTATGGCTAGCAAACCGCTTACCTGATATATCTGATATACCTATTTTGACAGCCTTATATACTGGGCTATAGATTATATATAGGATTGCCTCGTTCATAGTATTATTATACTTGACTTCCCCTATCAAAATCGCTATACTTAAAACATGCAAACATTTCTACCATCAAGTGATTATGAATATTCCGCCCAAGCCTTAGACAATAAGCGCCTTAATAAACAAGTCTTAGAGGGCTATCAAATTATGAAGATTCTCTCTGGCGCATCAGAGTCTGGTGCTTGGCGCAATCATCCAGCAGTTCTTATGTGGAAGAATGCTGAGCGTTCACTTATGGATTATATCGATCATATGGTCTATGAAGCGGATTGGAGAGGTATTAAGACAGAGAAAAATGTTTCAAACCTTAGAACCCTCAAGTCTAACTTTAGCCATAACTGGAAAGATAATGAACCTGTTTGGATGAAGCCAGAACATTTAAAACGTGTTATTACTACACATCAATCTAATCTATATCGTAAAGATCCTATTATTTATGCTCATTACGCTACCGCCAAAGATAGCGAATTCAATAAGCCTTGCTGCGACAAATGCTTGTATTATTGGGCTACGCATATAGATAAATCTAACTTGTAGTGCCCATGTTGGGCATGGGGTTGTTTGGGATATCTATTTTGCGCCGAACTTTAAACCCTACTTGCTTTTGTCTTCTCGCTATGGTACTATTAAGATATGAATAAAATATACAGATCTTTTATTAACGGAGCGCCCTTTATACTGGCCATGGCTCTTGGGCTATCTTTTATGGACAATCATATTAACTACTGGAAGAGTGCTTTTATTGCCCTTGCCCTTTTAAACAGCATCAAGTATCTATTAGATTATGAATATCGCAATGAATAAAGAAATGCGTATTGCAGATCGCTATTGGGTACATATTGGATATTCGTGGAAAGGATTTGGTTTGGGCTTTAGAGTTGATCGATACAGCCTAAATATAGACTTTCTATGGTTCTGGTTTAGCATTGAGCGCTAGAATCGTTATCTGCCCTAACTGTAAACGTGAGATTGAGGTTAGGTCAGCGTTTGCACACCACACACTCACTAATCATATTAAGAAAGATCATAAGTGATTAATTTAAAAATTCCAGATCCATTTGCAGTATTTGTTGCCAAGAAGTATAATAGAACCAAGGGTCTACGTTATGATTTCTTTAGCGGTGAATGGGATATGGAGTGTGCTGCTTGTTCAGAACCTCTCAATGCCCCCACAAAAAAGATTATGACGAAGATTCGCTTGTATCATACACGCAACGAGTGTTTAGGGGGATATTGATGAAGTCAAATAGAGCAAAAGCAACCTCAGCACATGCTTTTCCTAAGTCAAACAAACCTGATTTTGGCAGAGAAGCACTTAGTATACTTAAAAATCTTGAACGTGCTAGAAACTATGGTAATAAGAGAAAATATAATAAAGAGTTAGAAAAGTTAATTGTTAAACATCCAGAGTTTAAAGACTCTATACTAGCATTGAAGTGGCAATGAAAGAGGCCAAGATCATGTCCATGGACTGGCGTAGTCTAGGTTATTGGCCTATATGGAAAGATGGAAAGAAGGTGTGGGTACCAAAAGATGATAAACTATTCAATAAAACATCAGAAGACTAGTAATATTTTATTACGATGGGTCGGAAATATCTCTGGAGATATTGCAACAGGTCATATACTTAAGTGTGTCTATCTAGATGAAGATGAAAACTGGGGTTTGCGATATAAATACCACTCAGTAATGTATAGGTTTCTTAATAAACCTTATGCAAAATGGGGAACTTACTATATAGTTGATATTGATGGATGGAGAGAAGAAAATGATAGCAATTAATGGACCAATGCAGGGTAAATTCTATAATACCTCAGACATAACTAAGACAGTTATTGATCATGTAAGGACTGAGTATGCTATATTTGAACTTACCTACTACCGCACCAAAAATGGATGGGCGTTTCATTCATGGAGAAATTTATTTAGTGCAAGGATGTTTGAATGACACTTGAAGAAGAAATAACTAAACTAACTGATCTTTGGTATGAATATGTAAACAAAGATCATCATAAAGACCGTGATTGCCACTGGATCATTGAAAAAGTATGGTCATATGGAGAAGAACCATACTATATTGCATATCACCATGGATATATTATTAGTCACTGGACCAGCGCTAAGTGTGCAACCGAAGAGATGGCGCAGACACTCTTGCGTGATAAGTTAAAATGGGAACTTAGAGATGCTGCTGAAAGTTTGAGTGGAACAGAATATTGGGATAAAAACGACAAAGTAGGATTTCCCCGTTATGAATTAATGGGTTTAGATAAGGAAACTGCAGAATCTTTAATTAATAAACTTAGCAGTATATGATATAATCATATAATGATTGAAAATAGACCCAAAGATAAATGTCACTATTGTGATGGTCCAGGTGACTACACACAGTTAGTTGGAGAAGAGCCAGACTACTTCATGTCTCTTGTCTGCAAGAAGCACCTTGTTATTGACCTTGCATCCTAACTATGGTATGATTGATGTATGAAAAATACATATAAGTGTGCAGAATGTAAAACATCAATCGTTATTGACACTAAGGTTCATGAACTTCCAGAATCTATCATTTGTCCATGTGACGCAGTAATGGCTTTGGCTTCCTCAAAATAATGTGGTCTTGGATATTGGCCCTTATTGGGGTTACAGGAATATTTCTGGTTGGCCGTAAAACTATTTGGGGATGGCTTATATTATGTGTAAATGAGTGCTTATGGATCGCTTATGCACTAGCCACAGAACAATATGGATTTATAGCAATGGCCTTAGCATATGCAGCAGTCTATATTAAATCATTTTTACACTGGAAGCGTGATGAATAAAGAATGTCTGTGTGGAAAGGTCTTGCCTTATAAAACCGAAGAAGATATCAGGTTTTATATTTTATACCACTCAGAGTGTACCGATAACCTTGACATACTTGATTCTTCAATGGTATACTAATAATTATGAATCTTAACCTAATTGCCCTTCCTGGTCCCGCAAAAAATTTAGCAGAAGCACATATTGAACAACGAATTCAGGTGCCACACGTTCCACTTAAATTTAATTCACAAGCAGAAGATGCGACATTGCTTGCAATTATCGATGATCCAGTATCCACAATCTCTTTATTAGACACAGGGCAACCATTACAACTTCATATTTTAAATTATAACAGTACAATGTCTAGAGCATTGGAGGCTAAGTATATTTATAGAGCACATGATATTCTTGGTAATATTGATAACTTCATAATGAATTTATTTAATAATTTAAACTTAGATGAAGAAAACTATAAAAACAAAACTGGCAGAGAGTCATTACGTAATGATGTTTTAAATAAAAAAAATGTTTTTGTTGAACCATACACAATTCAAACAAACAAAGAAGATCAGGTAGCAAAACTACAAGAATATAATTTAGAAAAATCGTGGGAACTGTATAATTCTGCTCAAGAAAAAGCAATTAACATATGATTAATAGTGTAAACTTTCAGTCAGAATCTAAAAAATCTGGTGATGACTTTGAATCATTGGTATTAGAAGATCTTTATAGAAGAGGGTTTACCACTATAAAAAAGAATGTTTATATGGCAAACACTGGCTGTGAAGTAGACTTTGTTGCACAAGGCGAAGTATTTGAGTATATTGAGTGCAAAGGTGGTAAAGAGGGAGAAAAGAAAAGGCCAGGGGCCAAGCGCACTGACAATGTGAAGAAAGCAATTGCAAATGGTTCAATAATGAAAAAGGTTTATGAATCTATGTACTATGTTGTTTACTTTTCAGACACTCCAGAAACAGGTTCATATTCTGATGAAATGATTAATATTGCTCTTAAATATAAAATTATTGATGAAGTAAGATATCTTAAGCCATACGATATTCTGGATCAGTAGTAAACCAAATTGGTATAGCGTATCTAAAGTCACTTGCAGCATTTACTCCATGAATAGAGCGCTTATCAGCAGACTCAAAGAATATAAAGTCTCCCGCTTCTGGTTTATAAGAAAAGTTTAGTCTAGAAAAAACAATCTCTCCACCATTTTGGGGTGTATTTAAATATAAAACACCGCTATACATGTATTGCTTTTGAAAGCCAGAGTCAGTATCCATGTGTCTAATTATGTTTGCGCCAGGCTGTTGTCTAGATAGCCAAACAGTAGAAAGATATAGTTCCTCTTCTATATTGTATAAAATTTTAACAATTTTTCCAGCCCTCAAAGAATAGTCTTTGATTAAATTGCCTATTTCGTCATCTGGTAGCGGATCAGTATGACCATTCATATAATCTATACCATATCTAATTAATTTTCTTCTTGCATGATCATTTTTACCCTCGACAGTCTCATCAATAAAATTAATGATTTTTGGGCAGTCACTAAGATCTAAAAAATTTTTTAAAACATATGGAAAATGGTATGGTTTTTCAAATTCAGTCATTTGACAATTATATCATGTGCTGCTATAATTTATATATGATCAAGTTTTTTATACAAACAACTAAAAATTTACTAAAGCAGTCTGTTTGTAGGCATAAAGAAACATATGGGGCATCTTGTCCATTTACAATGAGAACCTATATCAACTGTATTTCTTGCCAAAAAAGAATAAGATCAGTTTCAAACACATAGGGTCTAGCACCAGTAGCCAAGTTGGTCAAGGCCCCGAACTCATAATTCGGTTATCGTAGGTTCAAGTCCTACCTGGTGTACGATATAATTAAATAGAGTATTGCGGATGTTGCATATTGGTAGTGCCTCTGCCTTCCAAGCAGAAGGGGTGAGTTCGATTCTCATCATCCGCTCTCGGAGTATAGATCTGAACAATCTATACAAAGATAGTTATACCGAAACTTACCGTGTTCCAGCCGTTTGATGAAAGCGTTCAGGCTCATGGATCAGATGATGAAGCGAGAACTAGGTATAACAGCCAACGGATGGTTTAGATTAAGAATCAAAGTCGTGGTTGGCATTTAGGGTCTAAGTGTTACGGAAGCACTACCGTCTCCAAAGCGGTAAGCCTAGGTTCGACTCCTAGAGACTCTGCATAAGCGTAAGGAACTATCCCTGTAACGTGAAAGCGTCGATCATATAGCCTTTATAGAATGGTGCACCATCTCTATACCTAAGCCTAACTAGGACGCAAATAAAGTTAGGTCCTGGCTCCATCGTCTATCGGTTAGGACTCCAGATTTTCAATCTGGCAAGACGGGTTCGATTCCCGTTGGGGCTACTTTACCTCCATAACTCAGCGGAAGAGTAACTGCCTTCTAAGCAGTAAGCCGTAGGTTCGAATCCTACTGGGGGTGCTTAGACAAGTAAATATCAGCCATCATTCTTTCTTCTAAAGCAAAACCAATAACATACCAATCTGAATTATTATACAAAAACTCATTTGTGGCTTGTATGACACCATACTGCTCATATTCTACATCATATACATAATCATTTATAGCAAGAATTCCACTATCTTTTAGCAGGCTGCTTGCATTTAAGATGTCTTGAGATACATCTTTATAGTGATGAGATGCATCAACATATATCATATCAAACCTTTTCCCCGTTTTAATTAATTCTGGCAATGCTCTAACGGAATTATCCTTAATTATCTTTACGTTTTTATATTCTTTAAATTTATTTTGAATAAAATTATAATGATCATTTTCATAAAATCTTGGCTTTTGTCCTGGCCTGGCAAGAAATGGGTCCGACTGATCATATTGATCAATAAGTGTTAAAGTTTTGGGTGAAATTGTTTTTATCATATGCTCCGAATAATCTCCAGAGCCTACACCAACCTCAATAATATCCAAGTCTCGAGGCAGTGAGGCAGCCCAATCCCACCTATTACTATAAATTTTTGCATTTATGAGTTGCCGTTGTGCAATGTTTGGATATTTATTCATATTTAAGAGTATATCATAATCTGGTATAATCTTGTTATGGCAGATAGATATGAAAATGTTAAAAAGTTGTTTCCAGACTCAAAATATAAAAATGGTAGATACCCATATTTTTTTCAGGACCACGATCAGTACCTGGTTGAGGATAAGTTTACTCAAAAATATGGCACTGGCATAGACAATATACGTGTTATTGAAAACTTTTTTAGTAAGTCTGAATGCACAGAAGCAATTGACCTTATTCAGAGTTTTGAGGTAAATACTGAACGAGATCATTGCTATCCATTGCATATGGCAAATAACTATTATTCAAACCCAAATCAACAGAAATATGAAGAATATCACAGAGAATTGGGCCCAAGAATGATTGCTGCTGCAGAAGACAAGTGGAACGAAAAGTTGACAAAACATGCAGAGTGTATGCTTATGGTACATCCAATAGGCTCATATCTTGATCCACACACAGATATATTGGATATTCATTATGAGAATAATGATCCGTCAAGGGATGAGGGCATGTCCTACGAAGACCAACTCAAAACATTTCCAAATCTTTGGAGTGGTCATCTGTCTATTTTGATTTATCTTAATGATGATTATGGACGTGGTGAATTGTATTTTCCAAATCATGACTATTGGATTAAGCCGAAGACAGGAGACATTGTTACTTTTCCTGGAAGTCTTCATTACAGTCACGGGGTTACAGCAATCGAAGGAAGTATTCTTAGGTATACCGCCTCACAGTGGGCACTATTTGATTTTATGAAAAAAGATCAATGACTGTTTTAAACAAAATTAATCTAATCATGAGGGTAACTAAATAGGGCAAAAAAAATAAGGGCATACAAAGTTGAATAAAATAATTTTAAACTCTGCACCAAGAACAGGTCTGGCTTGGTTTAATTTTTTCCTTGCTGAAGCAAGTGGTAATACAAAAGATTTGTATAATCCAAGTTTATTAAAAGATGAATTTATTATTAGGTCTCATAGCCCAGTCATGCTTCTTGCTAACTTTAAAGATATCAAACAATGCTTTGTTTTAAGAAACCCAATTGACTTAATATCATCCATTATTACAAAAACAATGGGTGGATACGGAACAAATGTTAATGGTGGTATAAATATGCCACACGAAAATAATAGTTCAAACTTATCTCTTTTGATTGACGCTCAATTTGAACAATATGCCGCTTATTCTAAATGCTTGTTACAAAATATTGAAAATATATTACCATTTACATTTGAACAAATAACCACTAACATTAGTTTAGTTTCTCAAAAGGTTGTTGATGTGGAGATCAACAACAATCAGATTGAGACATTAAAAAAGAAAGCAATGACAAAAATTATTATGCATGATAAGGGGAACCCAGGGTATAATAATTTTCTACCTGTAGACAAAAAGCCAGATATATATTATAAAATTAATAGTCTTGTTTCTAATCGATCAGATTTAGGTGAGATGATAGAGATTTACAATAAAACACACAAAGTAATAAATGAGTTCCAGGCCGATTGGTGATATAATGATATGTGCCCAAAAGGGTTTAAGGTAAAGGAACCAAAATGAAAAATGGCGATATTGTATCTGCAATAGATGAAGATATAATTGGAGAAGTTATTGGTATTTCTGATGGATCAGTTAGTATCAAGTTACAAAATGGTACAACAATATTAAAAAGTGAAGAAAATTTAAAGCGTAGAAAACGATGTGTATGTGGCATGTCGAAAAAATTTCCTGCATGCGATGGAAGCCATTCAGGTCATTAAATGCCAAGAGTTCCCAAAGCGCCTTTAAATCCAGGCGAGTCAAAGAAGTTTGGTTTAGAAGAAATTGAAAGTGCATATAACATAAGACCTGCACAATTAAAAAATGCAAAAATTTTTGCTACACGAGAAGACTATGCCAAAAGTTTACAAAAGGGAATTAGTTATTTAGAGATTGGTGTTGCTTGGGGATATTCAGCAAAGATGTTCATTGATGCAAGTAATGCAAGTGAAGCAGATTTATTAGATGGCTACGATCAAGATCTAAAATGTTGGTCGTGGAGGAAGTTTGGTTCTTGTCAATGCGAGGGAATGAAGCACGAGTTGTTATATATACCAGAAACGCACGAAGAATACATTAAAGAAAAGTTTGCCTACCATGGAAATGTGAACACCATTAAAGGAAAAGCACAGGTTGTTCTTAAGTCAGTAAACAAGACATATGACTTTATTTATATTGATATTACAAATGATAGAGATGTTACCAGAAATGTTTTGGCTGAAGCATCTAAAAAAATTAACGATGGTGGAATTATTGGTTTAAATGACTATCTTATTTATGATGGAGTAATTGAAGATCAACCTTATGGAACCTACCAGACGGTAAACGAATTTTTGCATTATAATAATGATTGGGAGGTCGATGCTTTAGCCCTTCATCCACTAGGTTTTTATGATATTTATATTAAAAAAACGAATGGTGTATAATATAAATATGAACAGAATATCGGTTATTGAAAATTTTATTACACCAGAAGAAGCAGCCATACTTGTGGCAGAACAAAAAAATCCATCCGAAAACAATCCATATCCCGAATACTATAAAGATAGATATGGTGGAACAGCATTTCCATATAACAAAATAGTAATGGATATATTAAAGAAATATGGCAATAAGTCCAATGACATGCACAAAGCCTTGAATGGCTTTAAAAATGATATATATGTGTTTAAAGCATTTGGATCTAACTGGGCACCAGGAACAAAAGGTGATCTCCACATCGATGCACAAGGCCCTGAGCCATGGATTGAATTTAGTACTATTATATATTTAAATGATCCAAGCGAATATGATGGAGGAATTATTTATTTCCCAAACCAAGGTTTTGAATATAAACCAAAACAGTACTCCGCAGTATTCTTTCCAAGTGCTGGTACAGAATATATACATGGAATCACAACAGTACAAAGAGGAAATCGACACACTGCACTATATATGCATACATCTCTTCCTCAGCATGTTGACCCAGAGTTTCATCCTGGTATAAATAAATGGAGAGCAAAGGATTATCCACTTGTCAAACTTTAACGTTGAAGTATTAGATCTTGGAATTGCATATTACACAAATGTAATAAAAGATCCAGCATCTTTAATTAATGAAATTGAAGAATTAGATAAAAGATATCAGGAGGATAACACCCCTGTTAGAACATCTGTAAAACCTTGGGTTGCATGGACTTATGGCGAGGGAGCAAACAAACTCATGTTTTGTTGGCAAAAGTTTATACCACAAGTTGAGCACATTCCACTAGACGACGTGTATAGAGAAGAACAAATAAGCATATCTTCACAATTGTTTGGGGCTCTAGATAAAACTTTGCATCACTACACAACAGAGTTATATCCATTTGCTGAAAAAAATATTAAGTCTAGAGAACATACAATGCACCTATTGAAATATGATGAAAGTGGTCACCTTCCAGCACATCAAGATCAGGGAATTAGTAGCAGAGTTTTGTCAGTATTGCTCTATCTAAACGACGACTATGAGGGTGGGGAGATTGAGTTTAGACACTCCAATCTTAAGTTTAAACCAAAAGCAGGTAGCGTACTATTTTTTCCATCTAATTTTCTTTATGTTCATGAGGTATATCCAGTAACAAAAGGTCCTAGATATGCCCTTCCAAATTGGTATCATAATATACCTTTAGAACTTAAAAGAGATTCTACAGGACAAGAATGATAATTCTTGGAATTAATGAGACATCTCATGATGCCTCCGTTTCTTTAATTAAAGACGGAGAAATATTATTTGCTGGCCATGCCGAAAGATATAGCAAACAAAAAAATGACTGGTATGTGAATGATAGTTTAATTAAAAATGCTTTGTCTTATGGCTTTCCAGATCGCATAGCCTACTATGAAAAACCCCTTCTAAAGGCCTCCAGACTACTTTTAAAGGGTGGTCAGGGAGACTGGAACCCAAAGTATATAGTCGATAATATGTTTGGTAAAAGAGTTCCTACAACCTTTTTTAAGCACCACTATTCACATGCAGCAGCGGGGTACTATACTAGTCCTTTTAATGATGCTGTTATTGTAGTATTGGATGCAATTGGTGAATATAATACTTCGACGGTTTGGGTAGGCGAAGGTAATAAAATTAAGTTAAAATATAAGCAAAATTATCCTATTAGTTTTGGTTTATTCTATTCTGCATTTACACAATTAATAGGTCTAATGCCGAATCAGGAAGAATATATCATGATGGGGATGGCAGCATATGGCGATCCAGATAAATATTTAAAAAAGATTGTGGAATATTTTCCATCATATTCAAAACAAAAATATAATTTTCATCAGGGTATTAATGACTGGGGTATGCCAATAACAGAACAGGATAAATTTGATATAGCAGCCGCTGTCCAGGTAGTTTATCAAAGCCGATTAATGGAATTTGTTGGTATGGCTAAAGAATTAACCAATAAAAAGAATTTAGTATTTATGGGTGGCTGTGCACTAAACTCTTCAGCAAACACATCCCTATGGCTTTTGTTTGATATGATTTGGATAATGCCAAATCCTGGAGATGCAGGTAGTTCTCTTGGTGCAGCAGCAGCGCTTTATGGCAAGCATATTGAATGGAAAACTCCATACCTAGGATATGATTTAGGTGGAGAATATCCCGTGCAACAAATTGTAGATGCTATATTAAAAAATGGTGTTGCACCTGTTGCAACTGGTAGAGCAGAATATGGTCCACGAGCACTAGGAAACAGAAGCATATTAGCAGATCCACGTGATCCAAATATTAAAGATAAGGTTAATATGATTAAGAAACGTGAACTATTTAGGCCTTTTGCTCCAGTGGTAATGGAAGAGCATGCCTCAAAATGGTTTGATATGGATTTTGATAGTCCGTATATGCAATATACTGTTAAATGTTTAAAACCAAATCAAGTACCATCAGTAGTTCACGAAGATGGGACATCTAGAGTTCAAACAGTTAACAGAGAACAGCATCGAGGACTATGGATGACTTTAAATAAATTTTATTTACAGACTGGTGTTCCAATGTTGCTTAATACAAGTTTAAATATTAAAGGACAGCCGTTGTTAAATGATGAACAAGATATTGATTTGTGGGAAAAGACATATAACCAAAAGATTATACGCTAAATGAACCATTAACAGTATCTATAACAATAGTAATTAAATCTGGCTCTCGTGGTGTCTCGTTAAAATATTTTTGTAGTTCCAACATGGTTCCACGTATTACTTTTTCATTTGGCTTTGTTAGGTTATAGCAAAGTACTGCTTTCCTGTTACCTCCCAAAACCTCTACTGCTTCTGATAAAAACTCTGGTATTTCTAAATGATAAGACGGCAAACCATCCTGACTTCTTTGTAAATTTCTTAGAACAAAAACCATTGGCGCATGAACATGTCTTCTTTCCATTAAATACTTAATTCTTTCTTCTTTTGTAAAAGGTAAAAAGGACTCGAAAGAGAAGTTGTGCATACAACCTGCTACTGCTACTGCAGCAATTGCAACAGATGGTCCAGGTGTGGCTGTGATCTCAAAACCATTTTCTATAGCCTTTTTTGTAATCAATTCACCTGGATCTGCAATTCCTGGCATACCATCATCTGAAATAATATAAACATCTTCTCCAGATTCGAGCAATGCTAAAATTTTATCCATGTTTTCGAGTTCGTATGATCTTCCTGGTTCACCACCATTAGAGTCCATCTCTATAGAAATTATATTTACATCTGGCCTTTTCATTCCAAGTGCTGGCCATATGTTCTCAAATGCTTCTTCTCTTTCAATTACAATATTTTTAGCATTTTTGATATATCTATATGCTCTAACTGACATATCCTCCCAATTACCCACTGGAAGTCCCACTAAATAAAGTTTACCCTTTTTCATTGAAAGATTTCTTTTCTTTTAATTAGTTCATCCCTAAATGATTCAAACCAAAGTTGTTGTTGAATTTTTCCAGGGTGGCCATCTCTAAAGTTAATGTCATCTTTTTCAAATTTTCCATCTGGTCTTAATCTTTTAACTGTATTTGAGTCATGTACGTATGGAGTAAAGTATGTAGAGTTAAAAAAGTTACTATTTTTTATATTTTCCATCTCTTCTTTATCCCAAGTAGTCCATATAAACTTAGTGCCAACTGACTCACAGTATGCAATAAAAATAGACATGGCAGCGACCCAATTTGGAAACACTTCCCTGTGCTTTGTTTCATATTCTTCTCTTGAAAAATCTTTTCCTATATTCTTTTGATTATATTGCCAGGAATATCCCCAATGCTTTTTTTCATCTTTCCATTCATAAAAACGCATTATATCTGGATGCAAAACTAGATAATAATCTGGTGCACCATACTTTTCTACATATACTTTAAAATTTAAAAATATTTGATGCCAACCATAACCACCTTTTGCTATACTAAAATAGCCACTAACTTTTTTGTATTTAGATATTTCTCTATAAAGCATGTGAGACCAATTGTCATGTATATTGGAACCAACGCCTTCCGTATTAGAGCATCCACCAAACAAAACATGTAATCCATCATGGTTACTCTGAAAATGATCTGACCTAAACAAATCATTATTAAAGGAATATTCTACTTCCCAATCCTCATTACCATCCTTAATCCTTTCTGGAGGAATGTGGTTTAGAATGTGGTACCCGTTAATATTTTTATAGGTGTATTTTTTATTTTTTGCATCGTCATTTTTTATAATATTGTATATAAAGTTGGCGCTATTATCTGGGTTTTGAATCCACATAGTATTAAAGGTATTTGGATTAATATTATAAAAAGTATGTGAATGAAGTTCAAACATTGCAGATAGTACTATCTTTCTGCTTTTGGTTTTAGTTGTGCTTTATGATTTACAAAATAAGGCTCTATTTTAGCCTTTATTGTGCCATCTTTGCGTATCTTAACAATCCACCCACCTTTGATCTGTGTATCATTAAATGATTGTGCTTTTTTCTTTGGCATTATTGTCCCGTTCTGTATGTTTGCTGTGTTGACTTGGTATAATCTTTTCCAAAATCAGCGAATAATGCTTTATTTTTTTCGCTTTCAACAATTCTACGTGACCAAGAGAACCCTGCATCACCGCCCCATGCTAACCACATGATATATCCATTAGAAGGGTTTGCTGTATTGCCCCAGTCCTTACCCTTCTTGTCTACCTCGTGTCGTGAGAAGTATGAATACATTCTCTTAACAGTGCTTAATGATAGTGACTCACCTCTTGCAAGTTGACCAGCACGAGTCCACCCAACAGATGTTCCTGCACCATTAGCCTTGCCCTGTTCTTTAAACTTAATTGCACGTCGTGCAGCAGATCGTGCTCCTGCTGGTGGCGAATACCCGTCTGCCTTAATAACTAAATCTGTTTCGTATTCAACAGTATCGTCATCTTCCCACAAATCATTTGCTTTTGCTGCTGGAACACAATTAGGAACTTTCTTTCCATTCTTGCCTGGCTTCATTCCACGCTGAACATATCCATCCCAACACGGGGCTTGCTTGTTTAAATCTGGACAACAATCACTCTTCATTCCCTCAGACTGACAAACAGGACAGTTTTCACAATTTACATTTAATGCTTTGCATGTTTCACAGTCACACCCCTGATATGTTTCTGTTGGCATAATTGGATTTTCTGCTTTACCTACGTATGAATCATATGCTGCCATTGCCATCTCCTCTTTTGTTGCCTCTTGTGGCAATGGATCAATTGCAACCATTAATGACATCATACATCCTGTATAAAGATTAGTTGCTTCCCATAAACCATTTTCTTCTTGTTCAAATAACTGAATTAATACCGCTGGATTTTCTTGTGTTGCTTCAAGTGAGTACTCTCCTCCTGGTACACCAAGCATTCCATCACGCATAACATGAACAACTTGCCCAATGTGAACTTCACCATCTGAACCATGTGCTGTCATAGCGAAGTCGCCTTCTTTTAAGTCTGACATTGATTTTCCTATGTTTCCTTCGCTACGATTAATTGCATATATTTGTGCTGCTGCTTCCGCTCTTGTCTTGTGGCATCCCATGATCTCTCCACCCTCTTTTACAGCGGGGTATCCAGAACAACCGTAACTTCCTTTAGCACCTACACGATATGGCATACCTATTATTATACCACCCCTGTAAGATTAGAATGATATAATGGATAAATGATAAAAAAAATTATTACCTGGTATAGGATCAGAAAAGCAGTAAAAGAGATAAACAAACCAAGAAAATATGTATATTAGCGCTTCCCCTCATGGATTCGAACCACGATGACCACCTCCAAAGGGTGGCGTATTGCCGTTATACGAAGGGGAACTAAAAAGATCAATCTCTAACTGTGCACCAAATAATGTTATCTTGTAGTTCTTGGTGTTTGTCCCAAAAATCCAAATCGTTTGAATCATCTAGGCATTTCATACAGGTTTTAACATTTACCTCTTTATAGTCAAAGTAATCAGATCTCATCAGTCTTGATCTACTTTATATGTCATGGCAACATAGCATGCAATATACCCCATTATAAAAGCAGGTATTAAAAACAGTGAATGTATCATAATTCTCCTTTGTTATATAGTAATTATACAGTAAAGGGGCTAGGCAGTCAACCTATTGTGTGTTCTGATTCTATGACAGTTGGCACATACTACTTCACACTTCTCTATTTCTTTTGCTATTGCTTTCCAAGAAAAACCATCATGAATCATTCTAGATACATTATATTTTTTATCTCTAAGGTGGTCAAAATCTAAAACAATGTGGTTGTTAATTCCACAATCAACACAGCCAGAATCCTCTTTTATCTTAGCAAGTTTTCTTTTATACTCTTGCTTATTCCTGTGCTCTAACTCTTTGTTAGTCATTAGTAACATTATACCGCTAAATATTAAGAGCCCCACGCAGGCGATTCAAGCACTATGGCCCAGGTCGTATAGAATAGGTAACTAATCCATCCCAAGGTCCTGCGTGAGGCATACCAGGTATTTTATGTCGCTGTCTCCCCCGACACTTATATTGTACTACTGAATTTCAATAGTTTTTGGTTTCTTTTCTTCAGGAATGATACGATCAATTTGAATCTTTAACATACCATCCTTTAGATCAGCGCTTGTAATTTCCATATATTCACCAAGAGCAAAAGATCTTGAAAACTTTCGTCCAGCAATTCCATTATGAATTATTTCTGGATACTTTTTTCTTCCATCAGTTTGATCTTTTAACTCACCCTCAATAAGCAAGGTACGATCATCTAAAGTAACCTTTAAATCATCTTTAGCAAATCCAGCAACAGCAATAGAAACTAGATATGAATCTTCATCTAGTTTCACAATGTTGTATGGAGGATATGATTGTGAGTTTGTTCTATATGCACGATTTAGGCGGTTCAACTCCTTGTTGAAGCCAATAAAAAATGGATCATTAAAAAGATCCATAGCGAGTGTACTTACCATTTTATTCCCCTTTCAAGCGAATAAGTTAATTTACCCCCCTAATGGGCAGGCAATATAATTATAGCATAAGTTGAGCGTATGTCCAATTACCATCACTTGGAGAGGGCTTATAAGTTTCCATGTCATAGTCTGGGAATAGTTTAGCAGCCTGATTTGCTATATCTTGACAAAAAATAGTTTTCCATAAGTCTGGATCACCCAAAAATACAATGCCGTCATTATATTTTTTCCTACTTTTTTCAATATCTTTTAAAACAACTTTGGCACCCACATAATCCTCTAGCCTTGATAGTTCATTAGCATTTCCTAAAACTATCTTATCAAAACTAAAAGTTTCTCCATGCTTTCCCCACTCTTTTGTTATTTTACGATACCTTAAAAATTGCTTGCTGTTTAAATATTCTAAAAAATTTTCAGAGTTTGGAGCCATCCCAATTAATTTATTAGTATCAAAGGAGTCTGCTTCTGGCCAATCTGGTCTGAAGCCACGATTGTACATAAATAAAATAGACAAGGCTTGTCCAAGAGGATGCCTTTCTGTTGTAATTATTTTATGATTCTTTGCAAAATCAAATAGTTCTGGGTATTCGTTATGAACATGTATACCAATAACAGGATTTTGTCTTCCTTGGATTACTGGATGTGTCCAAAAGTCTTCGGAATACTTTGTAAATCTTGCACTATAAGATTTTGTAGCAAAAGCAATTGAGTCAACAAGTAGATGCGTTCCACATCTAGGTGGCGTTGATATAAAAAAACCAGGCATTTAACCAGTATACCAGAAAACACCTATGGTATAATTATTGAGAGCAAAGGATGTGTCATGGATCAGCAAAGACTAGAAAATGCCAAAAAAGGCGTTACGGTAGATCAAAAAGGTAATGAGTTTAAATTTACATCTCCAATTCCTGGAGTTCATATTTATGATGATATCTGGCCAGACTCAGATTCATTTTTTGAAAAACTACTTACCCCTGAGTTTTGGGAAACAAATCTAGATATTCCTGGGGCAAGAAAATGGGTCCGTGAAGATTTTTTTGATGATGTTGAGTATACAAAAGACAATGGGAAAAAGTCTGATACGTGTTGGGTATACTCATATCCAGAAGCAAACGATGCTTTTAGAGATGTTGTAAACTCATATATCTATCACTGGAATTTAGACCCAAGAAGTAGAGAAAGTTTAAGAATTTCTAGATTTTCTAATGGCGAGTTTTTTGGTGCTCATGCGGATGATACTTTTGCAACACCAAGAACCGTTTCTTTAGTCTATTATCCAAATGATGATTACGAAGGTGGAGAATTAGAGTTTATTCATTTTGGTGTAACGATTAAACCAAAGGCAAAGCAACTATTCATTTTCCCATCTGGGTACTCTTATGAACATCGCATTACAGAAATTACTGCTGGGAATCCTAGATGGACTATAGTTTCATTTTTAGAGTTTGGTGATGATGCTGAGACAACTAGAAGAAGAAAAGACTTAGATTTTCCTTATAAGCCAATTTTTAAAGAACTATTTTAAAATAAAAAATAGGCTAAGAGTTTTATTCTCCTAGCCTATTTCTTTTTATATTACTTCTTCTTTGGCGCTGCCTTCTTACGTGCAGGTGCCTTCTTTACTGTTGCCTTCTTTACTGCAGCATCAACCTCTGCAACATCTGGCAAACGACCAAATGCTGTATCATTTGGATTAACTGCTCTCAATGCTACTGGAGCAAGTGCAGCCAATAGTGAGTATGCAAGTGTCTTAGGATCAGTAACCCCAGACATATATAGCGCAAGCCCTGCACCAAGAACTGATCGTCCATATGATGCTAGTAGTGCCTTGATTTGTTCGTTCATTTTTCCTCCTAGGATATAGTTCGTGTTAGTACTGTAAAGCCAATCCATAGGCCAATAATTCCTGCGACTCCCGCAAAAACTGGTGGTGCTGGTACTGGCAATTTGAATGCAGCAAACACGATACCGCATCCAAAACCTGTTAGTGTTGATAGTATTATATCTTTCATTGATTTTCCTCTTCTGGTAATAGCATCTTTAATTCTTCATAGCATTCTACAATTTTTTTCATAGAATAATAATTTGGCTGCATACCCATGACATCACCATACTCTTTAAAGTATTTAATTTCTGGTTCAATATCTTTAATAAATTTATTAAGTCCTATTTGAACTTCTTCAATATATTGAAATGCCCAATCCCTAGACTGTGTAATAAAATTAAGAAAACCCTCTGTTTTTTCTACTTGAGAATTATCTTTTGAGTTTAATGATTGTTTTAATATTTCATTTGTCTGTACCAGATCAACAATTTGTAATTTTAATTTAATGTTTTGGCTACGAGTTTTTATAGCAACAATACCAACAAAAACAAAAACACAGACAAAAAGAGTAAAGGATACAAAGCCTGCAATATTAGACATCTTTTCCTCCTTCACGAACAAGCATTACAATAGCACCGTTATCTTCTAATGCCTTTTTAGCACGAATCATATACTCTACTGCACGAACTTTGTCCTCCCCGTTGAGTCTCATAAATTCAACCTCTGGAGCACGTAAAGTAATAAAATGTGTTTCATCAATTACATCTAGTGTAAATCCTTTAGGGCAAAAATGTGCTACAGACCTAAATGCTCTCATCATTGCATCTGTGTACATTTTGTACTCCTATTTAATCTGACATAGTTAGACTGCTCCATGTATTCCACCAATCCTCTTTCTTTCTATGCTTGTTGAATTCTCTTGAGATAACTCCACCTTCAAGATAAACACCACCCCATACTCCCCACTCTTTACCAGTAATTCCAACAGCGAAACAATTTTTGCTTATTGGACATGTTGAACAAAGTTTGTCTATTGCTGGCCTTAGAAGTTCATCTTCTTCATATTTATCAAAGAATAGGTTTGTGTCATAGTCTAAGCACAGGGCATTATCTTTCCACTCATGCTTCTTCATGTACTAACTCACAAACTTTTGTGGTATATCCCAGCCATTTCTATCTGGCACAAAGCGTTGCTGCAAATGCCACTTAGAGTTTACCAAAACACCATTTTTCGATGTTCTGCCTTTGTCTGATTGAAAACGGTTTACGACTGTCCATCCATCCCAGTAAAGATTTTTATTTGATGAAACAATTTTTTCCATTTGTTCTAGTTCTTTAATGATCATTTTATTCCATTTCTAGTATCTAAAAATACCAATTTCGGTATTGTTGTTTTCTGCTACTTGCACCAAATGAGAAACCGTTTCTCCTGGTTGACTTAAAAAAGCAAAATAGTTAATGTCTGAAATATTCTCTTCAATCCAACTTGGAGGAACCTTAAAAGACTTAATTTTTTTACCACGAGACTTCATCCCTCTTTCAGAAAGGTTCACAAACTCTGAAACCATTGAATTAATTTTTACTGGTCCAGCGGTATATATATAAAAGTACTCATCATTATTTGACATACTAGACATTGCAACAGCCATAGCACGTAAAAATACATTATAATCAGTGAACCTACTAGTTCCCTGAACACCTACAATCATTCCTTTTTCCCATCCCTCAGTTGATCTATTATGAACAACATCTTATCCAATTGTACCTTATCCATATTCATTGTGTCAACTACAGAAGTTGTTTCTTTGTCAATACCATCGCTTCCCATCTGTGCTGTGTAAAAAATATTATCTTTAATCCAGTATGCCTCATTTTCAACAATGATCACTCTTAAATTAGTTTTATCAAAATGTTTTCTGGCTTGCGTATTTTTTGTTTTTTTTGCCAAACCATTTTGATTGATAAAAGGACTAACAATATGATGTATGTGGCTTTGACTATATCTATATATCTTACTTTGTTGAATTATTTGTTGCTCTTTGTAAGAAAACTTGGCAAAAATATAAATAGCCAATAAGGTAATTAATGATCCTAAAAAATATTTAGTCATGGTTTAATTATATCAAGGCTTTGACAGCATGATACGAATTACCTCTTTTAGGGTAGAACGTTTAGCATTATCTAATTTATCTACGTGTGTTGCGCTAAATGCCTTTGGTGTTAATGTCACTGTTGGATTTTGCTCCATCGGATCAAGATCAACAAAACCATCTTCCCATAATCCCATTAATTCCTCGTGAAACATAGCCTGCTGAGTTTCATAAAGTTCTGGAGATATCTCTTTAAGTTTATCTGTAAACCTATAAAGGGCTTCACCAGTTTCCATATCAATAGCAGCAACCTCTAGTGCGCCATTAAGGATTAAAGCATCTATAAAATCATCTTCACTCAAGGTTAATTCTCCATTGCATAATCCTAGGACCCTGATCAATCATCTGATACATGTTCTGTTTAAAAGTTTGTTCCAGATCCATATACATTGCTGGTGAAACCTCTCTTAGTTTATCCGTAATAGTATAAAGAGTTTCTCCAGAATCTATATCAAAACCAGAAACCTCCAGTGCCCCTTGTAAAACTAAATGTTCAAGCAGTGCTTGAGTTTTTAATGTCATTACTCTCCAATAAAATCTAAGAAGTCTTGTCGAGTTTTAGCACCATTCATTCTTTTTGTTTCAATATTATTCTCAATAAGAATATAAGTTGGTACTGTTTTAATTTGAAACTTTTTTACAAGTTCAACTTCAGAGTCTGCATCAACAAATACAAAGTCAATTACTCCGTCTCGTTTTAGTTCTTCTGCAATTGGTCTAGTTCTTTGACATGGATTACACCAATCTGCTGTAAAATAAAGTACGTGACTCATTTCCCAGACTTCTTTCTAGCCTTTGCTAGTACATCAAAATCTTTGACCTTGGTATCGCCTAGGTATCCCCATGCATAACCGTCATTGATCATCATGTCGTTTAGGGATACTGTATTTCCGTCTGTATATACCCAGCCCAAAATACGACCATACTTCTCAGACGAGTCCATTTTTTCAGTCTTAATTACAACAGACTTGGCATCCTTTAGGGACTTCTTTAGGTACTCCTTGGCTTCTAGACCAAGTGCTTTCTCAGCAAGATCCTTTGTACGAGATTCAGGGGTATCAATACCAGCCAGTCTTACACGAGATGCAAATAAGATGTCAAACCCTAAATCAATTAGTACGTCAATGGTATCTCCATCTACTACGTTCTCTACTTTTCTTACATAATACTCATACATTATTTTCTCCCCCATTGTATATAGTTCCAACCACGCTCATGTGCGTAGTATATAAATACTTTAACTACCGTTTCCCAAAATGCAATTGCACCTGAGAGCGTAGCATCTCCTGTTAAAACATAGGCGACAACAAATGAGGAAAGTGTTCCCCAAATACGATAACTTAATGCTTTAGCAAATGATCTAGCCTTTGTTACTGTCATCTTTTATTTCCCTAACATATAGTCGTGTTTCTACATCTGCAAGTTTATTATCAAAAATAAAATCAAATGCCCAATTCTTTACGCTTTTGAGTAGCCGAAATAGCATGAATCGCTTCCCCCAAATCTACTTGCTCAATCTTATATCCAACATCACGACCATATACAATGTTAGTAATATTAGGCATCTTAACCACAAATGCATCTGGAACATCATTAAGTATGTGCTGCTTAACTTCATGGAAGTGTAGAGGATCCTTTGGTGTCATGCCTGAAGTATGTCTAACACCAATAACGACTTGATAGGCTCTCTTCTTTGCCTCTTCATAAAGAGCACGATGTCCTTCATGCCAAGGTTGGTAGCGACCAAGGAGAAGTACTGTATCTTCCTTCCAATCAATTAGACCAAACTTACGAACAACCGTAATTGCTCTTGTTGGAAGCGAATCTAGATAATCATCTCCAGTTACTTCAATGCGATGATCGTAGTACTGTGGATCTTCCCAAAGTTTATTTGTATCATCAAAGCGACCTTCTTTAATAGTATCTACCCAAACAACTAAATCTGCTTCACCAAAGGCTCTACGTGTTTCTTCTGTTGGACATACAAAATCAACAATGACTGGGCGCTCCTGTTTGCGTTCCATAAGTCTTGCTAGTTCTCCCATGCGACGGGCTTGCTCAATACGATCTTCTGTAGTAAAACCTAAATCCTTATTGACACCATTACGTACTTCATCTGCATTAAGATGTAGGCCATTAACCCTATCACTTACTGCTCCAGCAATGCTAGTTTTTCCTGCCCCTGGCAGTCCAATAAAAAGAATAATCATTGTTTTCCCTATCCCCTAGTAACTATCTTATAATCAACCATTTTTTTATTATACTCTTCAAATATAATATTTGCAGCCTCAGAAATATTTGAACCATCTTTAATTATTAAATCATAGTCTTCTTCTGCTGGTTCTTCCCAATAATCTAGTCTTTGCATTTCGTCCTTGCTATGGTCATCAATATTTTGAACAACACGTTCTACATACCCTGGAATTGTATGAAATTGATCATGAGGTATTGTATCAATATAAACAGAAAAATCTGGAACTTGTCTACCACCCTCAATACGATATTGCTCACGTGATTCTGCCGTAGCAAAAAACCCGCTGGTGACAATATGACCACGGTTATTTCTATCGTAGGCTTTTGCAACAACCCTAAGCCATCTTGCCTGCTGTGGCTGTGTATGGCCCATTGGAAGATCTCTGCTGTCTAAGTACCAAGCGTCAATCTTCTTGGCAAACTCTCTTCCAATTTTTTCTCTGGTTTCAGAGTCCATCCCCATTAATTGTATAATCATTTTATTTCTCCCTTTGGCATAATATCAACTAGTAAATGCACCCTGTCTATATTGCTATTGTTTTTAACAGAGTGAAGCCTAGTATTATTAATTTCCCAGCAATCACCTTCGGCCATATTAATACTTTCTAGTCCAACTCCAAACATTGTATCATTGCTTGTAATGATAGGAACATGATGCCTTCTTGAATAAATTAAATAGTCTCCATCATCAAAGTGGCTTGGGATGTTCTGTTTTGATTTTAGTTTTATTAACAAAACATTTCCCCTTATGCCATTATGAATATCTTCTAAAGTTTTTACTATTGGCTCTACTAACTGAACCAAAACATCATCTTGAGATTTTTGTTCATAAGCAAACTCACTACCTTTACTCCAAGTAAGATCTGACTTATATATAAAATAAGACTCTGTATCTTTGTGGTTTGCATATTGCAACTGTCTAGAAATATCAATAAACCATTCATCTACAAAGTTTGCAATGTGGGACTTAATAGCATCAATATTAAAAGAACCATGTCTTTTAAAATTAAAATCTTCTTCTAATTTGCTCATAATTATTCGCCCAATCGTACAAACTCTTTAGAATATTCAAAACGATCAAAATCTGACTTATATATGTATGATACTAAATCTATTGCTTCGCTTGTATAGTCTTGATTATATAATTCTACCATATATTTGCCTATGTTGTCAACTGCTAATTCTAATCTAAGATCATTTTCTAATTCTTTTAGATTTTCAAATTTATATATTCTATCAGTATCTAAAGTTCCATACTCATTAATAAGATATAAGTATTGCGGTAAGTGCAACAACGGCGTGATCTTAGAAATATTATTACGTTGTATATTTTTTAAATATTCAATAAAGGATAAATTTGTTTTATTAGTTTTATTAAATTGATGAAAACAACTATAGGTTCTAGTGTATGGATTTCTAACAACAGAAAAAGAAAAAACTGATTCATTTTGTGCTATCTGCTTTTTTAAAAGAAATAAAGGAATATGACCCCTAGGATAATCATTAGACTTTCTATCCCAAGGGTCTAATCCCTTTTCTTTAATTGCATTTAATACTGACGTACCAGCAGTTTTTGGTATGTGTACAAACAGAATTTTGTCATATTCTTTTTCATGAATATGCATCAACTATTCCTTAGATATTTTTTCTCGCTCATCAACAATATTAATCATAAAAGACATCATCTTTTTGTATCCATCTGGGTTATCCATAATCTTATTATAATGATGACCGCAAAACATTAAATCACCATTAAGACCAGTTACTTGAACTAGGGCTTGAGCAGAACAAGAGTCACATCTATCTGTTGCCTTTAGAACCCACTCTTTTTCTTTTTCAGATGTCTCAATCATTGTATTCATAGTATACTACTTCTTTCTATTGTCTGTTGAATAAAATCCAGATCCATTTAGAATGAACCCTGCATTTAAGTATACACGAACCAATGGTTTATTGCAAGCATCACACAGATACCCTGGATCATCTTCAGACATAGATCTCACTTTTGTATATCTTTTTGCACAAGACATACAGTCATAATCATATGATGGCATTATTTCTTCTTTGCTTTTACTGTCCAAATGGGAGCATTTAAATTATCTCCGCCCCATTCATATCCAAGTACTTTTACAACAAACTTAATAATCTTAATACGCATTATCTAACTCCTTTACCAAACTTTGCCCAGATTCGCTCATGAATAAAATATCCAAGTGCTTCCCAGCCTATGTATAGAAGAGCACCGAGACTAGCGTATTCCCATTCGCCAGTAAACAAATAGATAACTCCTGCTACACCAATTAAATGAAAAGTTTCCCAACTGAAAGTTTTTAATAGCGTACGCTTTGTAGATTCCATTTACTTTACTCCCTTTAGTCGACGAAATGTTTCTTCATCAACAATGCCTGTTGGCTTGATTTTTTCTTTAATTTGGAAAGCCTTAACAGCCTTTTCAGTTCCTGGACCAAACTCACCATCAGCATTGATCTTAAGTAGAGCCTGAACATTCTTAACAGCCTGACCCTTGGCACCCTTTTTAATTGGCTTAAATAGTTTGACTGCTGGCACTTCAACACCCTGTGATTTTGCAACTTCTGCAAGTGCCACCTTCTTTTCTTCAAGTGTTTTAACTTCTTGTACTGGAGCATCTGGATAATCAACTGCTCCGTACCCTGCAATAAATACTGGAAGCCCCTTCTTATTTGGACCATATGCACGAAGTTTCTTTGCACATTCACCACCATTTGATTGGGAGCCCTTCTTACCATCTGCAGATGTATTTCCTTCAATACACCAAGCGGTTCCATCACCATTGTCCTTTAATACCCAACCAACGTGATCAATGTCTCTTCCACCTGGGAAATCAAAATAAACTACCCATCCTGGCTGTGGTTTATTGTTTTTAACTGGAACCCACTTACCAGCCTTCTTAAATGCTGCTACACCTGCTGGTGTATAAACTGTGTTTGGAACCTTTATGCCAGCCTGATTTGCTGACCAGTTAACAAATGATCCACACCATGGTAAAAAGTTTGCCTTTGTGTATGCACCATACTTTGTTTCATTATCTTTTGGACCTTCTACGGTTCCAACTTCTTTCTGAATAATTTCTAGAAGAAGTTCTCTTGTTCCTTTTGCTGCCATTGGTGGCCTCCTATAATCTATATAAGTATATTATATCACTTTGCTGGACTGGCAGGTCTCGATCCTGCGACATCTCGATTAACAGTCGAGTGTTCTACCAACTGAACTACAGTCCATAGGATCTCTTAGTTAGAGACCACTGTTACCATATCTGATGATGATACCAATGCCTTTGAGTTTGCTGCAACCGCAGCAGTAGCAACAGAAGTTGAAAACCCTATTGATACATTTGGAATAAGGTTTTTAATTGTTGATGTATTATCTGGTGCCGATAGCGTTGCCAAGACATCTACGTTTCCACCACGATATGATTTACCATAAATATACGATCCAACAGAAACTACTTCGGAAACACATGCTGGAAAATCAATTGTTTTTGAGACCGTGTTTCCTGCTGCTGCATAAACCTGAATACCCTTTTGATTTAATGCAATAACAGAAGACTTGACCCTGTCAAATCCAGATTGTGGCGTATAAGGTGCAACTGCTGCTGGAAAACATTGTCCAGCCAATTTCCCTGTAGCATTTATATATCTTGAAAATGATACTCCAGAAACATTTGACGAATTATTATTTACAAAATCAAGTGCTGAAATTAGTCCAATTAGATTGACATCAGATGCGACTCCCCTTTTGCTTATTGGTGCTCCCTGTACTAATACAAGTGTTGCAGACGGATTCTGTTGACGAGCAACCAAAGCCATTTGTGTGCCGTGATCGATGTTTGAACTTGTCTTATTAACACACTTATCGGATGCAATACAAACAAACTCAACACTTCCACTAATTTGTGATAGATTGAATGCACTATCAATGATTACAATACGCTCACCGACTGCTGCTTGTGATTGAACTGGTGCTACAACTGAAAATAATACTGCTACTAGTGCTAGGATCTTCTTCATTTTATTCCTTTTCATTTTTTACGATATCATCAATCTGATGACATGACAACATGGGTCGCCTCCTGCTTCCCATTCTTCTACTTCTTCTTCTCCCATATATTCGTATCCGCCGTCGTGAGTATTGCAATAGGGTGGTGTTACCCATCCTCTATCGATACCGTTTGAAAGCCAGATACCAAACTCTTGTTCTTCTGGTGATAAATTTTTTTCGTTTGTATGATTCATATATTCAGTATACACTTAGATACTGACAATGTCAACTGGCCCCATACATGATGGACTAAATTTAATTGCTGCTGATACTGCCTGTTGCACTCTATTTCTTGCATTTTTTTGTTTATCTGTAGCATATAAAACACCATATGCATATTCTGCACCTGACCCCATTGCAAGATATGGAAGTGTATATTTAGATAAAGACATATCTGCAGAACTATGTTCATATATTTCACCACGAACTGCAATGATCAAACCAAGATCTCCATCTTTAGATGTGTCTACCCAGAACTCATTATAGAAATCACGAAGTTCTTTTACAAATTTTGTCTGCATAAACTTATCTGTATCTTTAATATTTGGTGCAGTTGGTTTAAAATTGTAACGAATTCTTTCTCCGTCCATTGCTCCCGCATAACCAATTAAGTATGGACCAATCTTCCAAACTTTAGGTGCATCAAGTGCTAGAATGGTACCGTCATCTGACGCACCACGATCTCCAGCCATGTAGATTTTATCTTCATGTTTTACTACAGCAATACAAGTCATGGCAAAAGCCCCCTCTAGATAGATATACTAAAGTATACCATTACCCAGAGAGGGCTGTCAAACATAGTTAGATATGCTTAATTATGCTGTCTTTGATTTTTTTCTGCGTGATTCTACTGCTGCATCTTGTACAGTTACTGCATTTTTATCTGTAGTAGAAAATGCTGCATTAATCTCATCTCTTGTAAGTTTTCCATCATCCATAAATGCACGAGCCAACTTTTCAACTACAACTGCCACAGCACTGAGCCCTGCAACTGTCATGGCCTTTGCGACTGAGATTCCTGCAATTGCTCCTGCGCCGATAACGGCTAATGCATTTGCTGCAAAGACCGCAACAATACGCATAAGGATATTCCAAATATTTGTTATGCTATTCATATTTAGTCCTCCTCTCTATTTCTAATTGGATAACTTAATATCCAAGTTAGACATGTAATTATAATTCCATAACCAACAACTGTTTTAGCACTACCATCTAAAACCACCCAAGCGATAAACATGCCTAGGAGTGTCCATTGTTGATCAAGTAGGTCTTTTAATAGTTTTACCATCTTTCATTCCTCCTCGAACCACCTGAGTTTGTTCCACCACTTGGTCCAGATGAACCACCACCTGTTGGTGCTGATCCACCAGTTGCTGCACCTACAGCATTAAGTGCTGCACCTGCTGCCACTACTGTTGCTACAACCATTTCAGTTGCCTCTTCTCTTTCTGCTGGAGTCATATCTGCTCCAATACTTCCAAGTGCAGCAAGCGCTGCTCCAGGATCTGTAAATAACTCTTCAACTAATGCTGCTGGGTTAGAAACAAGTTCAACCTGTGCAGCGACTTCTGCTGTAATAATTAATGCGTTGCCATTTTCATCTGTTCTAACTTCTACTGGAGTTGCTGGTGGTAAATCTGCATATGATACCCCAGATGCTTTTATTTCTGCTGCTGATATAGATTCTCCTGGTTGTAAGTTTGCTACTAGATTTTCTACTACTGCTTCTTTTTGTGCTTCAGTTAATTTACCTTCTTCGGCAGCCTTCTTTAAGGCTTCTTCTTCTGCCTTGGCTTTTGCTGCTTCCTCTGCTTTCTTTGCTTCTAATGCTTTTGCTTCCTCTTCCGCTTTTGATTTTGCTTCAGCATCTGCTTTAGCCTTAGCCTCTTCTTCTGCTAATCTTTCTGCTTCGGCCTTAGCCTCTGCTTCTTCTTTAACCTTAGCCTCTGCTTCTGCTGCTAGACGATCAGCCTCTGCTTTAGCCTCAGCATCTGCCTTAGCCTTAGCCTCTTCTTCTGCTTTCTTTGCAGCCTCTTCAGCGGCAATGCGCTCTGCTTCTAATCTTTTTGCTTCTTCTTCAGCAGCAATTCTGTCTGCCTCTGCTTTTGCTGCAGCCTCTTCTGCTGCTTTGGCTTCAGCCTCTGCTTTAATTCTTGCTTGTTCTGCAGCAATCCTTGCTTGCTCTGCTTCGTATGCTTGCTGTGCAGCAACTCTTGCAGCCTCTGCTGCTAGTGCTGCTTGTCTAGCGATCTCCGCTTGTCTTGCTTCTTCTGCTATCCTTGCTCTTTCAGCCTCTTCTGCAGCAAGTGTTGAAACAACTAATGTCTGTGCTGCTGTTACATTATTATTCATAGTTGTTACTGCTACTGCAACTGCAATGACTGCTGCTTCTAAATTATTTTCCGCTACTTCAAGATTTTCTTCTGCTTCAACTAAATCCTCTTCAGCGGTTGCAAGGTCTGCCTCAAGAACATCCAGGGTTGCTTGTGCAACTTCAAGATTTGTTTGTGCCGTCTGAAGTGTTTGAATTTGTTCTGGTGTTGCAGATGTTGTAGAGAATTCAGATGCAGGAATAATTGACCATGAACCATCCCCATTGTACCTATATAGTTGAACACCTGCTCCGCCACCATTTTCATAAAACCAAAATTCAAAATCTTTTCCTACTCCAGCAGTGGTTGGAATAGCAGCAGTAGATCCACCACCACCCTTGTCATACCAATCATTAATTACTAACTGACCATCAAGATACAGGCGTGTTCCATCATCTGCATTTGCATAAATCCATTGTGTTCCAGTATATTGTGGAGTCCAAATTCCTTCCCACTTAACCTGAAAATCTTCAGGGTATGTATTAGCAGGACCTCCGCCACCCCATTGTTCATTAATACCATTTGTATCTGTTGTAACTAAAGTAACTGTTCCCGTTCCTTGAGGTGGTGCATTATTATATCCAATATCCTGATAAACTGTCATTGTTAAACCTGGGCTTGTATTAGCCTCAACAACCGCTGTTGCAGACTCTACGACTATAGTTTTATCTTCCACGACTGCTGTTTGAGATTCTACTGCTATTTCTGCAATTGTAACGTTTTCTTCAGCCTCAGCAACTAAAACAGTGGAAGAATCGACTTGAGCCATAGCCACAGTAGCACTATCTACTACTGCTTGGGCTTGATCAATAGAGGTCTGAGCCTGTGCGATAGTGGCTGTAACTGTCTCTGTAGACCCTGTAATGGCTTCTGCTTGGGTTTCTATTGCTGCCGTTGTACTTTCAGCCTGAGTAATTGCAGCCTGTGCTGACTCAATAATGGCTACTGGCGTTAAACTTGTTACTGTAGATGTGTCTGAAGGGGCTACTTGTACTGTACTAACTTCATCAGCATGAGCGGTATCCTGTGGGAATATTAGTAGCCACAGTGCTAAGAGTGCTGTTATAAAAACTGATCTTAGTATTAATTTTTTTATTCTCCTCACCCCTTAGATTAGACTAATGTCTAATAAGGTTATTATATCAGTTTATTATAAAAAGAAAGGGAGCCAGTTTCCTGACTCCCCAACCTTTAAGTATTAATTACTTAAGTGTGGCAACCTTAGACTTTGGATTAGCCTTGTTCCACTTTGCAGCAAGAGCATTAAATGCCTTCTTTACCGCAGCAAGTGCTGCAGCATTGTCGGCATTAGCCTTAGCAAGTGCAGCATTTGCAGTTGCAAGATCTGCAACAGCCTTAGCAGTTTCTGCCTTAGACTTTGCTAGTTCTGCATCAGCAAGTGCCTTTGCATCAGCGAGGGCCTTTGCTCCTGCAGCCTTTTCAGCAGCAAGTTGTGCAACCGCTGTAGCAAGTTCAGCATTCTTTGCAGTTAGTTCTGCAGCAAGATCACGAACTGTAGCAGTCTTAACAATAACACCAAGTGGTGCTGCAAGACCTGTAACTGCAGATGCAACTGTTGCTGTAGCAACAAGCGTAACTGATCCAGATGCTGGAAGTGCTACATCCTGTGTCTTTGATCCAAGAGTTGCTGTTACTGTATCAGTTGTTAGTGAGTATGTTGTTGAAGCAGATGGTGTAATATACTGAAGGCTGATTGATGCTCCGCCCTTAGCATTTCCAAATACGTCATATCCACGAACTGTTGCTGTGTATGTTGTACCAGCAGCACCTGATGTTGCTCCTTCAAGGGCAATTGTATTAAGTGCGCCAGCAGTACCAGCAAAATAGTAGGTTGTTACATTTCCACCAATTGTAACTGCAACAGAACCTGCTGCTGTAGTTGTTGTGAAAACATAAAAATCAGCAGTGGTACCTGTGCCAGTGCTGACTGATGCTGATGATGAACCAGCAGATGCTGTAACTGGTGCTGCTGATGTAGCAAGAGCAGTTACGATCTTTCCGTTAGTTGCGACTGCAGAAACAACTGTACCTGTATCAAGTCCAGTTAGTGCAATCTTAAGAGCATCCGCAGAATCTACAGAGTTATCTGCAGGAACTGGAAGTGCAATTGCAGTTGCTGCTGTTGTACCAGCAGTTGCAGGTGATGATCCACCAACTGTTAGAGTTGTGGTGGCAGCACTTGCAGGTGTTGCAACAAGTGTACCCAAAGTGATGGCTGCAACCATACCAAGGGCGATCTTCTTAAATGAATTCATTAAGTATTTCCTTTTCTTTATAGTAGATTAAATCTATCCAAATAGTCTTTGACCTCTTTTGGCATAGGTTTATATTGTATCACGTTGTCTTCATAGGTGTCAACTTTTGGTCTATCCCTGAAAGTATGTACCTCAATTTCTTGATTAAGGTCCTTTGGGGTATGTGATATTGCCCCAAAGATAGCCCCACACACAGCGTCAGCCAAGTCTTTTGACTTTTTTCGTGGGTGATCAACTCTATCATTTTTCATAATTTTTAATTCTGTTAACTCTTCGAACAGAAGTTCGATTGCTGGCATAGCCAGTCTTTCTTCGTATACTAGCATTGCCATATCCTCATAGTGCTTCTTAGCAACAGAAACAGTATCAGTTCTCATTCCAACCTGCTTGAGTTCATTCTGGATATCAAAGGATTGCCAGCGGTCAAACGAAACAAGTCCTATATTAAAACCAAGTCTACGAAGATTTTGTATCCATTGTTTTACCTCAGAAAGATTTACTGGTCCTTCTACTTTTGGTTCCCACCATGCTACAGCATCTACTACAACAATTGGAGCCACCTGTTCATAGTTATTAATTACCTGTATGTTTACCCACTTATCTACGTGAGCAATTGCAACAGCACATTTGTCATGCTTTTGTGCAAGGTCTGCGTGTACATAATAAATTTTATCTGGATCTGGCTTAAATGATTCATCAAATCTTCTAAAATTATCTATTGGATTTCTTAAAGTCATACATGATCGAACTTTGTCTACTTGCTTAAAGAATGCATCGGAGGCATAAGTTGGAACACAAGCAAAACGCTGCATTGCATCACCAAGATCAGTTAAAAAAGCAATTTTAAAATCATCAATTTTTCTTGTTGGATTCACATCCCATGTAGGACGTTTTAATGCAAACACTCCTGGATACTTATATGATTTAATATGATCTTCTGTCCATTCAATTGTTAGTTGATTATCTTTATCTTCTTCTGGTAGAAGTGGGTTAATAATAAAAGTATGTGTTTTGTCGATAGTATCTTTTTCGATAACTACATCATCATACCGCTGAGAAATAAAGTCACCCTGAAAACGAGGGAATGAAAGTAAAACAACTTTACCTAAATCAGGAAATCGAGAATCTACAGAAGCACGGAAGGCCTTATAGATATTATCAGCAGTTTTTCCTTGATCATTTCCTGTTCCAATTTCTGTAGCAAAACCAGAAATTTCATCAAGCACTGCAAGTAAAAGGTTTAAACCCTCGTGTGATTCACGCTCTGAGTGACCAGAATAAACTGTAATCCCCTTATCAAACTCAATGGAGTCCGCTTTTGGATTATACTTACCAGCAAACCATGGAGATTTTTCAATTTTTGTTTTGAAGCCTTTAAAGAAAACATTCTTTGCTTGTTGGGCGTTAATAGCAACATTGATTAGGTCTATAGCATCTCCAGATGGTTTACCAAAATATCTTGCAGGGTCTTTTAAACATAACAACTTATAGACAATATAGGCACATGCCACTGTGGATGTAAAGTCCTTACCACTACCCTTGCCAAGTTGAAGAATGATTTCATTTTTTGTATACTTATTAAAATATTTTGCACCATCTTCTGTTCCAAAGATTTCTTGCAGTTCTTCTTTTCTATATATCTGACTCATTGCCTCAATAATGTCATATTGTATTTCAGATAGTTTTGGTTGTCCAAGAAAATCTTCGCCTTCAACAAAGGTTCGTGCATCCACAGGCATTTCTTCAAATGGGTTATCCTTGAGTGCTTCTAAAAAATCATCATACGCCATGAACTATTGTAACCGTCTCATCTTCTTTTGCAATTGAAGATAGTCTTCTCATAATTTCATCACGTACTTCTGGATACTGAGAAGCAATATCTTTTAAAATAACCATTAAAACTTCTTGTCTTTTTTCAATCTGCATCATCTCTTCTGCTAACTCTTTATTTTCAAGTAAGCCAGCCTTTTGCAACATGTCAATTCTTTTAGACTCAATGTCCATAACTAGTTTAATTGCTTGTGTTTTTGCACCTAAGTTATTTGTCATAGATGCTTCATCTATAACTTCATAAGATTTTGCAATAAGTTTGCTGTAGTGTGTATCTGCTGCTGCGAGTGCCTCTTTTGCACGAGCACGAATAGCATCATTAGCAGAAGCCATAACCTTCCACTCATTGATTAATGCTACAACTCTTTGTCTTGGAATAGATAACTGCTTAGAGATTACTGTTGGATCATTACCCTTAAGGTATTCCTCAACTACTAGGTTTACTTGATCTAGATGCTTGACTAGTTCTTCTTCAGTTGACATATTTTCCTTCTAAACGATTGATTTCATCTTTAATATAGAAGATTGCCTTTTCAAGATCTTGAATAGTTTTCTCTTCATCTTTAAGTCCTGCTCTCCATAAATACTTGAATGCATTACCTATGTTAAAGTTTCTGTGACGAGTGATCTGAATACACTCTACACCAGAAGGATCGGAGGTGTAATGTAAAGGATGGTTTACTTGGTCTACTGTAATCTGTAAATTATTACTCATCGTCTAAATCCCAATCAAAAACGTTTGGCATATTCTTCATCATTAACATAAATGCAGTAGTGATAAGTGTGCCTAGCACTGTAACTAATAACACAACCCTTTTAACGTTCTTCATCTTTTTGACTTCCTTAGTCCAAATTTAGCAAGGTATACATATACAGTTTCCACTGTGCATCCACACTCCTTTGCAATCTCCTCTGGAGTCTTCTTATCCATAAGATAGCGCTTACGCATAAAAGCCTCTGATGTATATAGTTTAGCAGCCATAACCTTATTTGTCAACTCCTATTGCTTTACCCCAGTTAGACAGTGCCCAATGCCCAATACCACAAGCATCTGCCACATCATTATCATTAATTTTTCTATCATAAATAGTATTAATATATCTAATGGTTCGTTCTTTTCTTAGATTTCTTTCATAGGTTTTGTACCAAGAAACAGATTTTCCTGGATTCTGAGATCTAATAAATAACTGCTCATCTTTAGATATTTTTTTATTACCTATATAGTTTTGCCATGTAATAGGAGATACTTTTCCTATTACCTTAGTACCCGCTTGGCCTGCTGCGCCTAGAATTGCACCCTGAATCAAAGCAAGGTCTGCAGCAGTTTTAGGGCTATTCATAAAGACTGTATGCTCAATAACAATGGCCTCAAACCCACCATAGTAATCTAAAAATGCTTTAACCTTTTTCCCTGCATCTATGACCTTTTCGTAGATATCTTTGCCATCAAACTTTATCTTGCCAACAGTTCCAAGAGTCTGCCCAAATTTACCTTCGTCTGTTGTAAATAATGCAAATGCAAGGCTGGTCGTACTAGCATCTATAGCACATATGGTTTTAGGTGGAAGTTCTAACCCCCATTTATTTTTTACCATTTGTAAACCCCTTAATTTGCTTAAGTGCTTTTAAAACATCTTTTGGATTAACATTGCAATCATAACAAAGAACTTCATCATTATATATTGATAAATCCTTGTTGCAGTTTTTGCATTTACGAACTTTTCCTAATCTTTTTTGTCTTCTGGTTACAACATACCTGGCTGCAATTTTTTCTTTAGTTGCTGCCTCTCTGCATTCAGAAGAGCAATAGATCTGATAACTTACGTTAGATTCAAAGGTATGATCACACCATTGACAATTTTTCATCTAGTGGCTCCAGAGGATTAAGTTTTATAGTTCCTTCGCCAGCAGATGCACATGCCTTTTGTACAGGACAGGTTTTACATATTTTGGAATTGGATCTATAGTGTTTTTTGGGCAGAGTTCTATCAACCCATGCCTTACGAACGTCTCTCATCCAATCAAATGCTTGGTCTACCCACCGAACATAATAATCATTTATTTCTACAGGAAGAATAAGTAACTCATGATTATTTTTATTTTCATAAATAAACACGGCATTTCTCTTCTTGAGAATCTTCATATAGATTAACAATTGAATAAGATGGCCAGTCTTTGGCTTACCAGCAGCCTTTCTGTATTCAAATGCTTCATTCATCATTGTTTTAATTTCTCCAAGGAGTGGTTCTCCTTGCCAATTAATCATCACATCACCATATCCAAAAATTGGTGGATCTGGATAAGTAATCTTAAACTCATCCTCTATTAAGATGCCAGCATCTTTCATGGCCTTCTGAATTCTTCCATGAGAAAGCGTTCCTGATGTCATGTTGGCTACACCATATGCATCTGAGTTATCTTCAAAGTCTGCTCCATCAAAAGCAATATACCAATATCTTGGACATTCTCCATGAGAGTATGCGATTGTACTTGGTGCAAACGTTTTCTTTGTCTGAAACTTAGTGCCCCTTGGAGCAACATATCCGTTTTCGATAGCCTTAATAAGACCCTGTGGATCGATAGGGTGAACCTCTACCTTTTTGCGGTTATCACCCTTTAACATTACCTGCTGCAATAAACTTTTTGTCATTTTAAACTCGTTTCTGTTCCTATAAGTATATCAGATATCATCGTGTTATGTATTTAAGTGCTGACACAAGATTGTTAATTGATTCTGCAGCAGTATAATATAGGTTCTTCTTTCCACGATCAGACTTGTCTACATTGGCCATCCATGTTGCTTTAAATGACATCTTTGCTGCGATTGCCTGTAGTCTTACTATCTCAATCGTTGCTACCTGTGTTGGTATGTCAGGCTTAATGATTACCTTTGCTATAAAGGTCAACGCCTGTGTTAGTTCTTCGTCCTGCATGTAATCGGCAATTTCTGCTAATCCATTTACCATGTCTATTGTTGTTTCATTACTCATTTTATCTCTTTTCTATAAACTGAAAAAATATATTTTCTACATAGTCTTCATTACTAAATATTCTATCATGCCTTCCATGCAACTGCTTCGTCCCAATAAAGGTCAGTGCATCATTATCATTCAAAAGGAACTCTTGATCATCTACTACCACTGGCCACTTAATGTTAGAACTGTATTGGTAATCGACGGTATACTTTGTTATGGCTCCCCCGTCTTTGTGTAAATTTAGTTTTGGAACAAACCCATGATCAGTGCAATATCTTATAATAATAATATCAAATATTTTTAGTTCTTTAATATTAAAATGTTCTTCTGCAAAATTTTTTACCTTAAGCAATAGGTTATCTGGAAATGATCCAATGCATGCAGAGGTGTCCCAGTTATCTTTAATGACACCGTAGTATCTTCCAAGTTCTACTTCACGGCCATAGTTATATGACCTATGAGCAACGCTTTCAACATAATTGGCTAGTTGATCATATTCTTCTTTGGTGTAGAAATCTTTAAATATTTGGTTGATCATTGTTATATTGATTCCATGCAGCAATTGATCGTGGATGTTGTTGTACTTCTTCTGTATGCTTACGTCTTGCTTCAGGAAATATAAACGAATCGATAGGGTTAATCTGTCCAGTAAAGCGGTAATTAGTTACTGGACAATAATCAACACTAAGAATTTCTAAATATTCTCCCTCTTTAAATTTTCTTTTTGGTCTCCAATGTACCTGATTGATTGCAGAAAAAACAATTGTCTTTCCTACTGGAAGTTCATATCTTGTACCATCAACATAAATATCCCAATCAATATTTCCACCAACGTTAGTATTAAGTGTTACAAGATTTTCATCTCCGTCTAAATGTGGTGGCAAAATTGGATCGTTTCCGTCTCCAAACTTTAGATTATATTCAATATAGTTGTAATGACACATAGCAATATCGCCATCGTATACTGGCTTGGCAATAAGATCTAATTTTTGTTCAATGCTTTTTGGCATTTCAAACTCAAGTAGCAACCTTGACATATTTTTAATATACTTTGGTCTAAACCTAGTCATATTATCAGGTTCGTCTTGTTCGTGTTTTTCATTTGGACCATAAAGTATTGGTTTTAGTTTTCTTCCCTCTTCCCAAATAGAGCGCAACTCTTTCATATCTTCTTCGGAATAAAGATTGTCTATGTAAAATGGAACATCTTTTTTATATTTTTCCATAGATGTTAAAAATTTATGCATTGGTGCAACATTAGTCTGAAGCGTCATTAACAAATCCACCATTCTCAAAAAATTCTGTGCTGTACTTCTTTGCCTTTGCTGTAATTAATGCTGCTGTTTCCTGATCTTTAGGTTCTGCGTTTGGATCTGTAAAATGAAAAAATACCATTTCTACATATTGATCATCTTCAAAATTTTGTGGCTCTCTCCAGTGAATTTGATGAGTACCAGAAAAAGTTACTGCTTGATTATTTTTTAACGAAAACTTTTTGTCTGGCTCAACCACAATTGGCCATTCTACATTTCCATTAATCTGATAGTCAAAAGTAAATCTTGGCTCTTTAAATGTTTCATCATGATGTGGAAAAAGTGCTGGCTTGTAATGATACTTTCCACAATTGCTTGTAACATTAGCATATCGGGCATGACAATATTCAGTTAATACAAGATTATTATTTCCAGATATTTCTTGCGCCTTTTTTGTTACCTTGTCAATAATATGCTGCTCTAGTTCAATGTAAGTGTTTGCTTGTGAAAAAACCTTGATAAAGGCTCCACCACTATTGTTTTGCACACTTTTATAGATTGAATTGATTTCATCTTGAGTAAATACATCTTCAACTATAATATTTTTTTCATCTATTTTCATAACCACTCCTTTATATTATTATACACTATAGCGCTCAATTCCACTATTTATACCAGTATTGTCCATCAAAAACTTAGACCTTTCCTCAAGTATTTCCTTTTGTCCAGGATCAAGTTCCTTGCCATCAATATACTGCAGGTGGCAAAAAATCATATCGATCTTTGTATTAGGCCGTAGTTTTTTGTTTTCACGCCAATGAATTTGTTGAGTTCCAGCAAAGATTAATGCTTCATTATTGTTTAAATGATACATTTCATTTTCTACAATAATTCCCCAAGGCTCATCTGCATTTAATTGTATGTCAAAGGTAATTCTTTGTTGATCCCGTGTATCATAATGTGGAAATAGTTTACAATTAAAACCATACTCTGGAGTATACCTTGCAAAAGAATAATCTCCATCAAGCCTGATGCTATTACCAAGGATGGCTTGTGCTGCTTTAGTTATTGTTTCTTCTATGTCTCTTGAAAACTTAATGTGCCATGCTCTATGCCCTGCCCATTCCTGAAGATGGGTATCCTCCATTTTAGTAGAATTGACAGCAGCATAGATTTTGTCAATCTGGTCTTGTGTAAAAATATTAAAAGCCTTTTTTACAACAAAATCCTGGTTGCTAATAAATGGCTGACTATTTTTTTTATTATTATACTCATCTATATAATTCATAATATAATTATACACCATCGTAAAATTGTTCTAGAATTTCAAACTCTGTAATCGCAAGCCTAATCTTGGAGTTACCCTCACCAAGTACAAGCAAGATCATTGGATCATTTCCATTTCTAATTGCGTCTGTAACTGCTTTTGCCCAAACATCTTTATTTAAAGCAAAAGACTTCCCACACTCTTTAAAGTCTACGGTAAAATTTTTCCAAGTGGCATCGCCCTTGTGTGTATTTCTGCCAGAATTTTTATGTTGCTTAGCACCAATTCTTTTACTTTCATTTTTTTCAGTCATTCTGACCTTTCTCCAAAATAAAATTAAAAAATAGCAAATCTATAGAATTATTTTCTAAAAATAAATCAAACTTTATATCTACAATTTGGTTAGTTGGAGAAAAAACGATTCCGCTTTGCAAAGAAACATTATATTCCTTTTCATCAATTATAAAATTTAACTCATTATCTGATTTTATTACTATGGCCAAACTCACTATATCATTATCTTTATATTTTTCTTTTTGATACCTATTATTTTTTGTTGTATAACTAATATACTCTGTTTCAATAAAAGCAATGTTATGTTCTGTATAAATATTTTTCATTAAACTTGTAATATCATTAATTAAATCTTTTGATATTGTTTTATTGTTATAAAAATTATCAATAGCGTCTTGATGTAGGCATGATCTATACACTGTATTGTGTTTTAAAGGATTGCCAGTGTTAATACTTATTTTAAAGAAATCTGGAAATCTATCTGATGCATCTGAAATTTGAATTGGTTTATACCAATCTTCTTTGGTTAAACCTGGCATTGGTTCAATATGCTCAACAATTAACTTTGTTCTTTCTTTCATAATATCTGAATGTTGTTTAGAAATTAATTTTGGCTTTTTATGCTGCATCCAAAAAAATATAAGATCTGTTCTTGAATTATCTTTTAATTTAAGTTGTTCTCGCCAATGAACTTGTCCAGTGCCACTAAAAAGCAATGCTTCATTTTCATAAAAATTAAAAGTTTTACCTTCAACTACAACTCCCCAGTCTTCATCAGACTGCACATGATAATCAAATATATATATCTCTGTAGGTCTTGCATCATAGTGGGGTGCGAGTTTTGGATACCATCCGTACTCAGTGCTGTATCTTGTGCCACCAGCATCTAAAACTTCTAGTTCTTCTCCAACTGCCTCACTTGCTATTTTTTCAAATTTAGCAATTGTTTCTTCACGATTTAACATACTAAAATTTAAAGTTCCTAATCCAGAATACCCTTGAACATCTATTTCGCTATCTGGCATTTCGTCAAATTCTTTTTTGATATATGACCATTCTTCAAAAGATAAAAGATTTTTAAAAACTTGTGGGGTAAAATCTTCTCCAGCAACCTTACCTTGTTTGTTTTTTAATTCTATATACTCAGGAAAAGTATCAATTGTAAAAAAATTATTCATAATTTACATTATACCCTATTTTCTTTTTCTGCATAATCTCTTTTCTTTTTCGTTGCAAAAGATACTTTGCTAAGATGCTTGTCTTTACACATCCATGTGGCTTCAAGTGTAGCAGGATATAATCTTAAGGTAGTAACTTCTTCTTTACATGTATGACAGGGGAAATGGCCTCGATAAACAGAATAACTAGGCATCTATTTGTTTCTTAATCATATCTTGAAGATCAAGGTCCTCTCTTAGTCTATTTATGAATGCTTCTCTTCCTTGAATTTTTGTGCCATCCTCTAGTTGATACCAAGCACCAGTTCTATTAATTATGCCCAATGACTCAGCAGTATCACAAAGATCGCCGATAGAGTCAATCCCAAGACTATCACCTCTAAAATAGAAATCATATTCACCAGACTGAAAAGCAGGAGAAGTTTTGGAAAACTGTAGTTCCCATCTAACTTTGCGACCAATCTTTTCTTCAATAAGTTTGTCACCAACATGTATCTTTCCTTTCAATGCTTGATTATCAGATTCTGACGAAAATAGTTTAATAACTGTAGAGGAATAAAACTTAGTAGCCTGACCACCAGTAGGCTGCTGGCTAGTATACATAGCACTAATATTATTACGAGACTGACTAATAAGGACAAGCAGAGTAGGCTTGACTTTATTATTAGCATAGTTAAGCATCTTCCAAGCATTGCTAAAGTCCCTGGATTCTGCACCAATCTGCTTGGTATTCTCAAGTTGTTTAAGTTCATCAGAATCCTTTTCAAAATAGATTGCAGGTAGCAGCGATGTAATTGAATCAACTACGATCATATCTACTCCCGCCTCCATTAATTGTACACCAACATCTACCATTTCATTAATAGTACGAGCCTGTGAAACAATTAACTTTGAAGTATCCACGCCAAGACTTTCTGCCCACTTTTTATCGTATGACATTTCAGCATCGATCCATGCACAGATTTTTCCTTCTTGTTGTGCCAGACCAATCATTTGTAGACATAGCGATGACTTGGCTGAAGACTTAGAGCCCCAAATTAGTACCTGACGACCATACGGTAAACCACCGTTTAGGGCACGGTTAAGACCAAAACTAGGGGTTGATGCATACTCTGTCTTTGGTATTTGATCACCTGACATTACATTTTTACGCAACTTTGGATTTAGGTTAGCCAATACTTCTTCAACTGTTACAGACATTAGAATCTTACCCCATGCTTTTCTGGTCTAGTTTTATTAAACTGAGTTTTTTCTTCTAATGAATTGTCCAGGGATAGTCTTGTGTATCCTGCTTCAACCAGTCCAGCATAAAGATCTAGTGTACGAATTAGTATATCCGCAACCTCTTTAGTAATTTCTTCTTCGCCCTTATCTTTCCTTATTGCTTCCATGACCTCAGTAACCTCAGAAACAATCATCATACACTGTTTTGCAACAAAGATATCGTCAACATCTTCTACCTCTGGCCAAAATCCTTTTGTTACTGCTACCCTGTGTAATTCCATTGCTAAATTATCAAGCATTTATATCCTCCAATATAACCGTTCCATCTTTTGTTTTACCTAAAGTAAATTTATATGCTGTGCCCTCTTCAATTTTCATATAAGCCTTTGCAAATGAAGTAGGAAATACAGTAATTGAATGCAGATTCCTTGCAGTATCTGCAACTGTAAGTGATGCCATCTTTTTCCCTTGTTTAGTTACTCTAGGTTTAAATGATACCACAAACATTTCTTCATCTTTAAATGGCAACTGCTTATAGTTTAAAAACTTTATCATTGCATTTGTAGAGCCTTTAATTTGATCAACTGGTATAGCAGAAATAATTCTATTATCATTAGCCAGAAGAATATAAGATGTTCCTGCTTCTATAGTTGTATTCTCATCATCAAAAATTCCTACACTGCCAGTCTTATCAAGAACTTCTACTCTCGACCATCCCTTTGCTCTTTTAATGGACTTTACCATTCCCATCAATATAAAAGACCCCTTTTCTTCATAATCCTCTATTGGACTAATGAATGCATGGTAATGGGAAGGTACTGTAATATTAAATTCTGGCAGATTTAAATATTCGTAGAGATTTTCTTTAATCTCTTGCTCGTTGCGTGGGTTATCATTAAATGTCGCTGCACCAATAATTCGTAGTGCTTGAAGAGCACGGCTGTTAACTCCGTTTCCTTTAGTAAAAGTAAACTCCTCAAGTTGAGCATATGAATTAAAGGGTCTACCCTGAATATAACGTTCAGCAATTTTATCGGATATATACTTAATACCACTAAGACCAAACCTAATGCCCTTACCCTCAATTTTAAAATCAATATCTGAATCATTAATATGAGGTAGTTTAATGCTAATCCCCATTCGCTTTGCTTCAATAAGATATTCAGTTCTCGCATCTTTGTCCTTTTCATTTTTTAATAGTGAGTACATAAATTCTAGTGGATAATGATATTTTAGCCATGCTGTCCAGTAAGATAAAGTGGAGTAGGCGACGGCGTGGGATTTATTAAAAGAGTATCCTGCATGCGCTTCAAAGTCATGCCACAAATCACGAGCAGTATTAGGAGCAACAAAACGAGATGCACCTTCAATGAACTTGTCCTTAAAAACATCAAACTCTTTAGCATCCTTTTTCTTTCCAATGATCTTTCTAACTTTATCTGCTTCCGACATGGACATACCGCCAAGCGATACGCATGCTTGCATAACTTGTTCCTGGTAAAGAATACAGCCATAGGTTTCCTCCGTAAATTCTTTTAATACTTGGTGAGTATACCCAATATTTTGACGACCATGCTTGCGCTCAATATAGTCTTTTCCAATTGTATTCATCGCACCTGGGCGAACTAGAGCATTTGATGCAGCAAGTTCTGAAAGATTCTTTACCCCCATCTTAACAAGAAGATTTGTATATGGCGCTGCTTCGCACTGGAATACACCCTTTGTGTATCCGTCAGAAAGCATTTGATAAACATTAGCATCATCCATAGGAATTGTTAATGGATCTATCAACTTTCCTTCTCGCTCTTTAATAATATCTAAAGCATCTTTTACAACACTTAAAGTTTTAAGTCCAAGGGCGTCGATTTTGATGAGACCAATCTTTTCAGCCTCTTCCATATCCACCGCCACAACAGGAATACGCTCATCGCTACCAGTAGAAGAACGTGTCTCCATCGGTGCGTACCTAAAAATAGGATCTTTACTAGTGACAACGCCAGCAGCGTGAATGCCAGTACCTCTAATACGACCACGTAATTGTTCTCCATATTTTTCTACCTCTGGATATTTCTCACGGAATTCCCGTGTTGTTTTAGATGTGCAATACTCATCCCAAGTATCCACCAACTTCAAAACTTTGTTAACGTCTGATAATGGAATATTTAAAACACGTGCAACATCTCGAACTACACCCTTATCTTTAAATGATAAAAATGTAGCAATAGACGCAACATGTCGATATTGTCTAACAAGATAATCTTTTACTTCTTCACGACGAGAGTCTTGAATATCGGTATCAATATCTGGAAAGTCATTTCGCTCTGGATTAATAAAACGAAAGAAAAGAAGTTTATGCTTAATTGGATCAATGTCGGTAATCTTTAATGCATAACATAGTAACGAACCTGCTGCAGAGCCACGGCCAGGACCTACCATAATCCCTTCTTTTTTTGCCCAAGTAATCATGTTACGAACAACAAGAAAGTATGGACCAAACTTTTTATCTTTGATTACTTTTAGTTCTTCATCTAATCGATCAAGATATTCTTGGTTGTCTGAAAGACCTCGCTCTTCTAATCCTGCTAAAGCAAGTTCTTTTAACTCTTTGTCTGGATTTTTATACTGCACTGGCAGGAGGTCTAGCCCTTCCTGAATTCCATAGTCTGTTACTTTTTCAGCAACGGCCAAAGTATTTTCATAGATGTCAGGTCTATCAATTCCCTGTGCCTCCATAGCAGATTTCATTTCTTCATAAGTCAAAAGATGTATATCAAACTTATTAAAAGTAATCTGACGGTCTTCGCCATAAAGATAGTCTAAGCGCTCCATCATATTTTCTTTTTTCTTAGACTTTTCAAATGTATGTTCTTTGTCAATCTTAACATGTGTGTTAAGCAGTAGTTTAAATTCTTGAATCTCTTTTTGATCTGTAGAACTATGATGGCAGTCTGGTGTTACAACTACTTTAATCTTAAATTCATCTGCCAAGGCAATAAGTTGCTTATTAATTTCAGCAGGGTTGTGTGGCATTACTTCGATGTAATAGTCGTCATTGAATACTCTCTTAAACCATTCAATGTGCTTTTTGGCAACTGCGAATTCATTATTCTCAAGTGCTTTTACTAGCACACTACTTGGACAAGCAGAGGTAACAATAATACCTTCTGAATACTTCTCAAGAACCTCAAAGTCAAATCGTGGCTTCTTGAAATATCCCTCTGTCCAAGCAATCTCATTAATCTTATTAAGATTTTCTAAACCAATCTTGTTCTTGGCAAGAAGGACTATATGGTTATAGACCAGATCTAGATCTCCGTCTCTTTCAGACTTATCTCTAGTATCAAATCGATCTTGACACATATAGCCTTCTACGCCAAGTATAGGCTTAATACCCTTCGCTTTTGCAATACGGTGCAGTTCCCTATGCCCAGATAAAGTACCGTGGTCAGTGATGGCAATTGCTGGCATCCCTAACTCAACTGCACGGTCAATGTATTCTTCTGGAGTAGCGATTCCGTCAAAGAGGGAATAGTGGGTATGTACGTGTAAGCCTACGTAAGACATCTATTACCAGTCGATGTTGGTGCTGGTAACAGAAGGTGTATCAAATCCAAAGTAAAATGCTTCTTGCTCTGGATATGGAACCTCACGAACAACCTTTTCTAGGTTGAAGAATTCAAAGCCATCCCAATTAAATGGCTCTGCATCTGGCTTGCTTGGAAGAAGTGTATAGTTGGTTTCAGTTCCCTGACCATTACGCTTCAACTTCCATTCAAGATTTGAAATGCTACCTGTATCAAGTGCATATTCACGAATATTGTTAAACGCCGACTGCTTTGAAATGCCTTGTGACCAAACAGCAATGTATGGATCTTCAAGTCCATCATTCATAAGTACGTTGCAGTAAAAACGTAGACGTGCCTTCCAACCAGACTTTGGTTCCTTACGTGCCATCTCACAACCAAAGCATCGACCCTCAGACTCTTGGGTACATGCTGCTTTGCGCTTATAATCTTTTGGATTAGTATGTTCAGAAACCACAACAGATAAACCACGTGCTTCTGAATAGTTTGCAGAGTCAGAATCTAGTTCTTCTACAAAACGAACCTTTGCTGACTGTCCATCCGCTAGTTTAACCCAGCGAACCTTTTGTCCTGTGCTTTCATATTTTGGCTTGTCGAGCAGGGCATTAATATCTTTGAGTCCCTTAATTACGCTCATGTATTTCTCCTTTGTTATTGTTATATTAGTTTAGCATAGAGATGATATCTTTGTCAAATGAGACTTCCAACTTTTTTATATCTTCATCTAACATATCGCCTATATCCTTATATTGTTTATTTAGTTGTATAACGGAAACACGAGATCCAAGTTTTTCAATTATCTTATCTTTCATGTTTCCTCCCGCCTCATCGTTATCTGCAATAACAATAATATTATTGAAGTATTTTTGAAGCAATTCTATTTGTATGTTAGACACATTAGATCCTAGTGTAGCAACTGCTGGTAATCCAACCTGGTCTAAACGAATGGCATCGAATGATGATTCTACTACATACACTTTATCTGCTGTCTTAACACGATTTAAATTAAAAAGTGTTTTTGCTTTTGGAAGACCTGGTGTATTCTTAAACTCCTTGCCCTCAATTGATCTACCAACAAAACCAACTGGCATACCGTCTGGACTATGTACAGGAACAGTTACCATATCTTGTTTTTCAGAATAGCCTAAAGAAAACTTTGACCAAGACGATGCATCAATCTTACGATACTTAAAGTAATCTTTTGCCCTATCAGAACTGAGCAAATTGTTATTTAGTCTTTTAATAATCAATTCGTCAAATGGGGTAAAGTCTGGCTTTACTACTAACTTCTGATTTATATCACGTTCTAGATCTTGCTCTGTTTCTTTGCTTTTGATAAAACGAACTGATTCAAAGTAGGTTCTGCCTGAAGTGTGCATAACAAATTCAACAAGATCGGCAATATGGTGGCAGGAAAAACAAAAGAAGGTCCCGTTATTCTTATCAATTTCTCCAGCAGGAGTACGGTTGTTATTATGAAATGGACAAAAAATTATATAGTCTGAGTCTACTTCTGATTCTACTGTGATTCCTGAACCTGTAATGACTCTTTTGATTTGCTCTTTTGTATATAAATTGGCTTGTTTACGTCTATCCCTAATATCCATTCGCTTTTCCTTTTCCCTGCATATACTCCGTGTAGTGATATTTCAAATTCAAAATAGTTCTTATTCTCATTATAGTCTATAGTAAAATCTGGGTCAATGTCAATTCTTGGCACATAGCCAGACAAGCGCATTTCAGAAGTAAGTAGTCTTGTGTACTCACCTTTTAACCTACCCAGCATCGATTCATCGTGGATGATCCCGCTAAGGGAAAATCTCTTAATTGTCTTATGATGAAAATTTGACATACCATATTATAACTACTTATCTTCAAAATCTTTATATCGATAGTATCCCTTATCAAAGTCTACTTGTACAAGAAAATCACCCATAAATCCATTACGGTTCTTTCTAAAGGCACACTCAATAACATCGCTATTTGTACCACGTCCAAGAGCAATAACCCAGTCTGCATCATAGGCAATCTGTCTAGACCAGGCAGTCTGACCTAATGTTGGAACTGTTGATAAATCATTCACATCGTCTGGTGTTGCAGATGAGATAGCAATAATAGGCACTTCTTCACCAATGGCCATGAGTTTAAGTTCTCGTGAAAGATTCTTCATTCGTACAGTTTCATTATCTGATTTCTGATTAGGAGCCATTAACTGTAGATAGTCAACAATTACAAAGTCAGGCTTGTATTGATCAATTTTTCCACGAAGAACAGATGGGTTAATCTCTCCACCTTGATCGTTTGAGATAATATGAAACTCTGGCTTGCCTTGAAGGTTTTTTGCATGCCACTGCTTTAACATATCTAATTCAATTTCACCATTTGAAATCTTCCTATGTGACCAAAGACCTTCTCCCATAATAGTAAACACACGGTTACGGACTTCAGTCTCAGACATTTCAAGTGAGATCACTAAAGGTGTTTTTCCCTGCTTCCAAGCCTGTACAGCAAAATACAAAGCCATCCATGACTTTCCAATACCAGGGTATGCAAGAAATACACCCAACTGCCCTGGCATAATTCCTGCAGGAAGATAGTTATCAAATCCTGGAAGATTAGTTTTAATTCCTACTTTACCTAAAGCCTGTTGCTCTTTTACATTTTCAAAGTATGCGATTGCAGACTCAAGGTCAGTCACATCAATATCACGAATTGCAGAAGTATTCTTTTTAAGTTCTGAGGTTTGTGTAATAAGATTATCTAAAGCCTTGGTTCCCTCTCCCTGCTGTACATCTCCTGCAGCAGAGCGCAAAATATCTTTCAGGCTATCATTTAAATATTCTGTTTGTAATTCTTCTAGATGATGTTTGGTAGCGCCAACACCAGATACTGGATCAAAATCTCTAAACTTTTCAACGACCAGTGAAACTGGTGGCACTGCAGAGTTGTGCTCAAAATAGTTTCTAATAAAAGCCCAAACATCATTATGAGTTCTTAGTAGATTATCGACATTGGCTTGAAGCAACACATGAACCTGCTTATCTTCAAGTACAGCAGTAATTAGTTTTGCTTCTGTGTTATTCACTTAACCACTCCTTAGCCATTTTTCTTCGCTCTGCCCTCTCTTTATCATCCTGCTCTTTATCTCTTTTTGCCTGTAAAATTTTTTCTGTATTATATGCAAAATAGTTCCATGAAGGAGACTGTGCAACATTAAAATAATGCTCAAGCAAATCGTAGCATTGACTCATACCATATGACTCAATAAGTGCATCTGCTGACCATTGCTCTACATTTAAATTTAATGATGGCTTTTGCTCATACCTTGCAGTATGATATTTGCTGTAGCGTGAAAGCAAAGCCATGCGGTCTTTGCGTTCTGCCATTAGCCTTCTGCAGCCTCCGATTGGGCTTCCTTGATCTTCTCTGTCAGTTTGTCTTCAACAAACTTGTATACACGCTCAAACGCCTGATCCGTGTTCTCTCCGTCACGCTTAGAGTCTACGACCCCAAGGTCAAGTCTGAGAGATTGAAAATTTCCTAAATTCAGTGTGTACCCTAGTGTAACTGATACTTTTGTGTCTTCCATTTTATACCCCTTTGTTAAATAGATTCATTCCAAATTGGAACAAATCGTCCATCTTCTGTCTTCGTATATGTAAGTATACCATCGCCCATTCTACGTGTCAACTCTTGTTTTGTAGGCGTAATATCATTTGTTATTAAATTATCTTTTCTTGGTCTTCCAATATGATGAGATGCAAGTATATCACGAATCTCTCGTACTTGTGACTCAGAGTAATAAGACCTTACCTGCCATCCTCTAGCCCCACCCTTTTGAGATCCAGTAGGAAATGGGATTACCCCACGTTTCATTAAATCTGGCATATATTTTTTGTGTCTATTTACTAACTCTGCAGTTTGTCCAACTGTATATGCTCTTTCCCTTTTGGTTTTAAAATCACTAATTAAACAACTTTCAATCTGATCCTTTGTAATATTATAAACAGACATAATTCCATTAGATTTATTGAAATGATGAATTCTAACCAAATCCCCATTTAAAAACCAAACCTTTTTATTTCCAGGAATTATAGGCTTGAGATTGTAACCTTCGCTCTCAGTTGTTCCTTTTTTAGTAGCCATCTTCCCTCTTCTGAATCCTCTGGTGGATGAAAAAATTTTCTTGATCCACAGTATAAACAATATGTCTCAATATGCCCAGCAGCAGTATATTGTCTATCAACAAACATATTCTTAAAACATTTTGTACATTTTAGCATTAGTTAGGTATTCCAATGGCAATAATGTTAACTGCAACAGATAGATCACCAGTAGAGTTAAACCTAACAATTCCTTCAACCTTTGATGTTGTAACTGTTTTTAAAACAACAGACACATTTTTACCAGCATCAGTGCCACCAGTATTAATTGGTGTTGCTGTTACCACGGGAGCATACTTAAAGTCTGCTGCAAAATCATATGAGAAACCAACTTCATTTCCAGCACTCTTGGTTGCACTTGACACAACATCTACATACCCTCCAATTATTCGGGCCTCTGAAGCCTTTACGCTTTGTTTTCCGACACCAGCAGTATCTACGGTAACATACTTATAGGTAGCAGGAGAGATCTGTGTAGACAACTCGTTTATAGCGTTTGCTAATTGATAGATGTATGAAACATCTAGTGGTTGTCCTCGTTCTGGAAGTGGTAGTTTTGCCATTATTCTATTATACCATCAAAAGGTCATTAATTCTGTCTCAAACAATGTAGACGTAGTAAAGCGATTTTTGGGAAAAGTTGGCACTTGTACAGCAAACATAACTTCTGTAATTCCTTCTTTAATTAAACAACTATAAGTATTGCTATATGTGGGTCCAAGATATTCCCAAGATTCTGCATCCCATTTAACATAAATGTCATATTCTGATAGATCTTGGACCTGTGCCCAAACTAATGTAATAATATTTAAACTAGTATCAACAGACATTGCATAGTTAATTGCTTGAACAGTATTTGGTGATAATTTATATTGAGGGGACCAATGTGATACTCTGTTACGATCTTCTGAAACAATACGATATCTAACTATATACTTATTATCGGTACCAAAAACAGATGGAAGATTCTTTTTTTGAATAATAACCTTTTTAATGCCTGAGTCAGCCATTATTGAACATCCATTGCAAATCTAAATTCAATATAGTTAGTTGTATTTGCTGATTTAATGATTGTTCGTGCATCAACATTTTTTACCACGGAATAACCAGTAAGGCCATAAAGTGGATTTGAGGTTCCTGTATTTTCAAATCTAATGGCATCTAGGCAAATATAAAAATCAGATGACGGTGAGCCATTGTCTATAACGCATGCATATATTTGAACTACATCGATACTAGCCCAAGTAAAACCAGTGCTCTTAGTAAGTTGCTGCAACTGTTTTGTAGCAACAAAATATCTATTTGTATTAAAATCAAAATCTTCGGCATCTAGGACAACTTCAAATCTAGCGTATTCTCCAGTACCATGAATATCAGTAGAGGAAAATTGCAAAAGCAGACGTACAGAATCAGGGATTGCGGTTGATTGACCATCCTTGTTTGCTAATGTAAAAGAAAATTTTAATTCATCTGTTGGTGCATTTTTATTAAAATCTAGTGTTGCTCCAGTTAAATGAATATGCTCAGATCCAGAATTTACAACAAGTTTGTTATTTTCATCTAAAGAAAGATTTGAAGAATCCCCAGACATCATAACTGTATTATTGAAGAACCTGCATCTCTCATATCTTTCAACTCTTTCTGTACTTGTAAAGATTCTGTTATCTGCGTTTGTTTGAAACACTGAGTAAGGTTGATCAATAATATTGTCATCATTATCCCCGTCTAAAGGCTGATAGATTATAGGAATTTCTCCTGCAGTATCGGTTGTATGATGTTCCCAGTTTTCATCCTGCGTAAATGCATAAATAGATTTACTGTCATATGCTCCTGCAATTGGATTAGATCCAGCAGAATATACACCAACTTCGGTTATCTCATAGCGTTCTTCTGTAGGTAATTCAGCAGTTAAAACAATTTTAGATACTCCATTTTCATTTACGTATCCCCTAGAAGTTATAGGAACCCTAAACATCTCGAAGTCAAGCGCTGACTTTGCGGAGTAGTCT